CGCACTGATAAAGTTCCCAATATTTCGTTGGTTAGATTTGAAAATTCCGCAGACATGGTCGTGGCTAACTGCTTTGAGCAATTCATCTTGGTTGGTAATGATGATCTGTTGAGGATAGCTAGTGTTGCTAGCCTGACCAGTTACCAGGGCAGTGGATAAGGTAAAGTGCATCTTAATGAACCTCCATTTTCAAATTAAAGTAACGAACCTTTTTGCCCTTGCGTTTAGCTAAACGGCAGAAATATCGCATGTCATGAGTTGGTTGACCGAATGACCAGGCTTCAGAGCATTTGGTGAGCAGCACGATATTAATAAAAGCAGCGATTTGAAATTCTCGCGAACGGTGCATGTTAATGAATTGCGGTAGATAAAGTTGTGGACAGATTGGAATACCACCTGCTTGGTAGACAAAGCGGCAGTAGCTTTGAACTGCCTGAATTGCTTTATCCTGTCTTTTCACAACCTCTGTAAATGGAGCGATGACAAAGATAAAGGGCCGGTAGTGAGAATTTGACTTATCAATCCGCAGCTTGTCGATTGCCGCTTGGGCTTGAATGACTTCTGACATTAATTCAGATCCTTTCATAAAATTTAAGAACTAAAAAAGTCCTCACTGATAAGCCAGATGAGGACTGAAAGTAAACCATGAAGATTAATCTTTTTTGTAAAAATCACCGACAAAACCAGCAGCGTTCAAAATTAGACCATTTGCCCAATCAGGCACTTCAGTCATAATCTTGACCATGGTAGCGAGTGAACGCCCAGTTGGGGCTTCAATTACGGCTTCGTCATGAATGTGCATTACGACTGGGTTACCGGCTGCTTCTAAACGTCGCATTGCTTCAGCTAATAGATCGCGACTGGTTGCTTGAACAATGTTTTCGACGAGCTTCGCCCCATAAGTTTCAATACGGGACCACTTTTTAACAGTGTTGATACCCATAAAAGTAATTGATTCACTGCCAAAACGGTTGGTACCAATCTTGGGTTGAGGATAGCAGAGATAGCGACCGGACCGTAATCGTAAGAACATGCAGCCACTACGATAAATAAACCTCATGCCGTGGGTGGCTTGCGGTAGATGTGATTTAATGCATTCTTTTGCTGCTCTGTCGATATCCCACCAAAACTGCACTATATGAGGGCTGGCATTACGCCACATTTGTACTAACGGGAGTAATTCTTCCTCGGTTAAACCCAATTTAGTGGCACCCATCGCTTTGAGTGCACCGATGGAACCACCATAGCCTAGTGCAAGTTCAGCAATCTTACCCTTTTGCCGGAGTCCACCATTAACCCCATGCTTAACAACGGGAACCCCGAACATCTGACTAGCGGATGCACAGTAGATGTCCTCATTATTGGCAAAGGCCTCTTGTCGCCATTGCTCATCAGAGAGCCAAGCAATTACACGTGCTTCAACGGCTGAAAAGTCAGCTACATAGAAATGATGTCCTTGGCTGGGGATGAAGGCAGTTCTAATTAATTGTGATAGGACGTCAGGTACTGAGTCGTAAAGCATCGAGAGCACAGTAGTGCTGCCTTGTTTAACTAGTTCACGAGCTTCTTCTAGGTCAGGCATTGAATTGCGTGGCAGGTTTTGTACTTGTACTAAGCGCCCAGCCCACCGCCCAGTCCGATTGGCACCATAAAATTGCAGGAGTCCATGAACGCGACCATCTTGGCACATTGATTTTTGCATTGCCTGATACTTCTTTACGCTAGACTTTGATAATAGTTGACGCAGGCTTAGAACTTGATGAACCTTATCGGTGGTAGTTTGTAAAAGTTGAGCTACTGAGGCTTTGGATAGAGAGTCGGTATTCACTCCCCGCTGGTTGAGCCAATCTTTTAACTGCAGGGGCGAGTTCGGATTATCCAAACCTGTTAGTTGTTGAGACATTTTCAGGTATTGGTTGTGAAACTCCTCTTGGCACTTGATCGCATTGCTAACTAATTGTTGATCGATCCGAATACCACGATCATTGATATCCTGATCCATCCAGTAGTTTTCCCATTCATTTTTTGGAACTGGAAAGCGTTCGAGCTTCTGGGTGATTTCCATTTCAACTTCAACGTCACGTTGGTTGTACTGTTTGAATTGCTGCCATTTGTCGGGTGCATGGTAGGGAAAATTACGAGTGCGGTTTTGGTCGGCTTTTGTAGGCTTGCAGGAAGTGCAAAAGTAGCGTACTAGTTCTTTGCCAGCGGTGATCTTTTGACGGGGAAGGCCAAGAACTGTCCCTACGTCACGGAGGGATAAGGGCAGACCGAGGGTAGCTGACCAAACTCGTGAACAATGCCAACCAGCCGGCTTTAAGCGGTGACCAACAAAACGTGATAGGCAGACGCGTTCAAACTGCGCGTTGAAGGCACTTTTAATAATGGCAGGGTCGTCCAGGGCTTGGATAATCTGTGATGGAATCTTTTCGCCTTGGGTTAAATCAACGACTTTAACTGGTCCAAAGTCGACAGCATAGCCGAATAGCAAGAGTTCAAAGTCATCACTATCGGCATAACGGTAAACCCCGGTCTGATTTAGGTTGGTGCTGGAATAAGTTTCAATATCAATCGAAAGCTGTTTCATTAGAAATCCTTTCTACAAAAAATGGGTAGTCCTTTTCGGCTGCCCATCTTTTGATTTAAGCTAAGAAATCATCATCACTGTTGTCATCAATGGCGGTAAAGTCATCGCTGGCACTAGCATGGCCACCAAGCGGCTCCCCATCCCGAATCTTCTGGATATTGCCAAGTCCACAGGCAATTCCGCGATTACCGTTAGTGTTGAAAGCGTAGAAGTTGATCGATACTCGAGCGTAGCATCCGCTGTAAACTTCATTGCGGTCGAGAATTGGTTGGACATGCTTATCCACAATCTGTGGGGCAGTAATGGAGTTAGCGTTAATGAAGTAACTATTTTGATATGCTTCATCATCTCGTTCAACGTCGCCATCGCGTAAAGGCAGCTTAAGAGTGGCTTTGTTAGGCTTTTTGCCGCCAAACTTGCCGATGCCTTCTTGAATAGCGGCATCAATAGCTTTTTCAATCGCCGTAATAGTCTTCTTGTCAGATTTGGGGATGATCAGACTGACCGAATATTTTTCCTTGCCACCATTGATGGATTTTGGTTCCCAAACATTGGCGTATGAGAGACGAGTGTTGATACCGGTAACGACTTTTGTTTGTTGTGACATATTATTATTCCTCCTTAAATTCATCCTTCGGGTTCGATTTACCAATACTTTGACGCCAATCGGAATTCGGCACCAGGGTTGGCTTACCCGCAGGTTTCACAATTTCCTGACTGAACAGTTCGGCGAATTTATTTTTGCCGAGCTGTTTTTCTAACTTAGTAATTGGCAATAACTTTTGTTGGTAGATGTTATGAATGCCATTAGTTTCAGCAATCTTGGCGACTGCTTTCTCATCTTTATAACGACGGATGGAACGGCCTTCAACAATTTTGTAGCCCGGCCACCGCTTACCATGATTAATTGCCAAGTCAGCAGCGTAATCTTTAACTTCGTGTGCCCACCGATTTAAATCATCAATATGTTCCAGAACTTCAGCTACTTCGCTGTCTGTTAGTAAACTCGGTGAACGGAGCTGAAACCGGGTGAGCTTGTGATGATAATTGTAGCGAGCACGCAGTACCGCATTGCAGGCTGAAAACTGACACCAGGGACCATATCGGACCGTTCCCTGACCAGCGAAGGCCAGTTCAGCTTTTTCTTTCAGTTCGGTGTTGGCCCAGTGCATCAGTTCTTTGGCATTGATGGTCCAAGTACTGATGTTGGCCATGCGGGGTTGAAAGATCGTTGCTTCGACTTCATCAATGTTGTAAAGACTGCCGAACATCTCGAGGGCTCCGATCGCGTAAAGTTTCATCTGCGGATTGTTTTTAGCTTCCACACGGACACCTTTGCCGTATTTGAAGTCGATGATATGGAGCAGGTGATCAGAAACAATCACACAATCGCCAGTACCGAAGCCCTGTGGGACATATTTAGAGAAGTCCAGCTTCTGTTCCACGCTAATGTTGGCATCAGCCGCATATTGTTTAGCCTGGGTGTATTGCTCTATGACATAACTGGCATAGTCATCAGTTAAACTTTCCATCTCATCGGATTGATAATCCGAGGTGGGACGCTTGAACTGATCGCCGAGCAGCCGATGGATCTTGTATTCACCTAAAGCGTGAGCAACAGTTCCCTCAGCGGCGGCTTCTGATGTGGAGTGCGGGAAGTATTGCTCTAGACGTGGTAATGGCGGAGCACTTAGCCACCGATTGGCACTGGAAGCCGATAATAAAGCATGGTGGGTTGGTGAGCTCATTGGCCGATCCCCTCCGCACTGTAATACAGATTCTCGTAATCTTTAGGATCAACATCCGACAGCTTTTCGGCACCGAACTTGTGAAGAAGCTCCTTGACCTGTTCTGTATAACCTTCTTGGCACTTCTTAGCCAGCAGTTGACGGATCGTGATCTTATCTTGAACTGGATTGCGTTTCGGCTGTTCATCGACAGCTTGATCATTGTTGTTACCAGATAACTGCTGACGAACGGCTTGAATGGTTTTAAGACCTTCCACCGCTTCTTCAGCCATGCGTTGATAGAATTCTTCGCGTTCTTTTAGTTGAAGATCCAAATCATTCATTGCACTCATGGGAAGCCTCCTTTACCTCATTAATCTGTAACTGCTGAACATCTTTGCCGGGCGTAATCACCATCAAGTGATGTGGTTTACCAAGCAGCAAGCGGAGTAATCGTTCACGGATCGTGATGTTTTGCATACTGACGACTCAGCTTGATGGGGATACTTGGTAACGTTATTCGAAACTTTGTTAGCCATTCTTGCTAGCTCCTTTCATTAGGCTAGTGAGCTATTCTCACACCTATTTGCCAGAGACAAAAAAAAAGTGAACCTACTATGGTCCACTTTTCTCTAATTAATCTTCAATGCCGTAAAACTGGCGCATCTTTTTAATTGCGGCTTTAACGTGACGACCAGCCATAACCTTGCTGATGCTCATCTCTTTAGCAATTTGATTTTTCTTCATGCCGTTGCAGTAATACTGTGTGACGGCATATTTTTGTTTGTCCGTTAAAGTAGCTAAGGCAGCCGGTAATTGTTCAGTTAACATTTGTCGACTTTGATGGTCTTCTTTTTGAATGATTTGGTTAAGCAGGTTGTCCTTACCATAAACTGAGGTAACTTCAATAGACCCTCGATCTGCCAGAGTATCCATCATATTCATATCTGGATCAGATGGATCTTGCTTGAAGAACTTATCTTGGTGACGTTCGTTTCGGTGATCGGAATTATATTGTTGGTGGTCAAAGTCGAAAATGACATTGCCTTCAGCTTTAGTGATCACTACTGTTTGGTTGCCCATATGCTTTACACGGACGATTAGCTTGTTATTTTGTTCACCGACTAATTCGTACTCACTATTATTTGTCTTCATTTAATAAAACCTCCGTTTGGGATCTCCCAAGCGAAGGAATCGAAGGCACACTAAAAGCCACTAACAAGGCAATAAGAAACAGACCTAAACGATTAATCGCTTGGGTACTGCAACTTGCCTTACTAGTGGCTTGTTACAGAAAGTTATGCAATTAGGTGCATGCTAGTAAAAGTTGTTGATCGGGCAACACATGCTACTGATTAAAAAGATATCTACAGAGATTTGAAAACTTGATATAATTAAAATGTGCATATATACAAAATTAAAATTTTTGTAAACATCCTTAAGCAATCAAAGTAAAGAGATTATATTTCTTTACATCTTTTAACCTGTCATTACTTCAGTCGATGTCAATAGATATATCGCCTTACTTCAGTTACTTTGGTTTCTTGAGTTACTTTTTGAGTAGATTGAAGGTGGTCCAAAGTGAAAGACGCAGGCAAACATGATCAAATGTATTTATGCGGGTGTGTTCTATTTTTCTTACTTTTACAGAGCGTGAAGCCAAATGGTAATGCAAGATCACATATATCAGGTAATCATGATGAACACTCTGATCCAATTGTCATGAACGAATTGATACGTACATTTACAGGTGATGATTACTCCATTTCTGCTAAAGATACCTCGCAATATAAAGACGGAAAAACAGAAGGAACAAAAAATATACCGTTCAATGATTGCGTAAAAATATCTGTTTATCAGAAACTTATAGATAATAATTACTTGCTGGCCCTGGATAGAATGAAAGTTTTCATTGATAAACACTTTGATCTCCAAACAAGTGAGTGGTTTGTAGGAGCTGTATTGGAGGTTATACAGAAAGATGATTCTATTAGTGACAGCCAGAAGTTTTATACAATGGCTAACGGTAAAGCCATAACTAAAGAGCAACTTTTGAAGAATAAAAGTTTTGAATTGGAGCCTTTTCTTGTAGGCATCCTGTTTTTCATATTATCTGAAAGACGAGGGGAAAATAAAAAAGGGGTAGCAACTTTAAATATCTTAGGTAAAAAAGAAAATCGGAAGCCGAGAGTGTTTAGCAGTGATATTGGACAGATGACGGCCAAGAAAATTACAGTGTCTGGCTGGGTAAAAGATGGGTCATCGGATAGTGCCCAAAATAAAAAAGCCTCCTCAGACGAATCTGAGAAGGTCGATATTATTGAACCTCAAAAACATGATGAACGTTCAAGGGCGAATCAAACAGTAATTAATCATCAGACAAATGTTGTGCAAAATGGTGATCATAACATCAACTTGACGAACAATGGAACGATAAATATGAATTTGTAAGGGGAGATTTTAATGGGTAACTATCTAATGGAATACGGAAAAGAAATTGCCAAAAAGGTCACGCAGAATGGTGACAAAAGTACATACATAGATAATCATGGAACGGTAAATATTTATAATTCTGCTCAAAAAAGGCAACCATTGCACGGTTCCACGGCTGATATGATTGCTTTACGGTCATTTAGTCATCGATATTACCAGCTGATAGTGGCCGATAATTCAGGAATGTTAGAGGAAAATTACGTGATTGTCCCCACAAACCGGGCGTTAATTAAGAATATGGTACCGCCTGAAATACTGCGCAGGTGCTCTTCCTTATCAGAAAAGGGAATAGCAGAATTAAAAACTTTCCCAGCTTTGATTTGTCGAAAAAACACAGGATATCACTGTGAAACCAATAGTACTAGCTATGATCAAATATTCGCATTGGGATACATTCACGATGTGTTTGTCAGGAATACTTTTATAAGATTAGATTTTAGAACCTTGTGTATAGTTTCTAAACAGGCCATTTGTAAGCCAGACATCGCACACTCGCTGGGGATCAACGTTGGCTGTGATTTAACCGATCTAAATATTTGCGGCTGGTCTGTCCGCTCCAAAAATGTTTTTCAGGTTTTAAAGCGTCTAAAAATAGATATTACAAAAGGAGGGTGGAAATGATTAATTCTAGGAAAATGCCATCGAAGATAACAGAGGTATTAGTAAATCAAGCCACATTCAAAAACAATCCAGCAAAAATTACCCCCACGTATATCAACTATTTCTTCGGTAGCAACGGTACTGGTAAGTCGACTATTGCTAAAACAATACGGTCAGGCAAGGGAGTAACATTTGCTACAGGAACGACTGCTGAAGATTATAAAGTTATGCTTTATGATCAAGGTTATATTGAACGGAATGTCCGAAGCAATGAGAACTTACCGGGTGTTTATACAATTAATTCAACCAACGCCGAGATTCAGAAAAATATTACAAGGCTTAAGAAGAATAAAGAGATGTTGGGTGAAAAGAGAACCAAGGCCATAGAAAATTGCAATCGACATAAGCAAAAATTAGAACAGCTGAATCGTCAATTTTATAGTAATTGCTGGGATAGGACGGAAGATCTTCGTAAAGCATTTGAAAAGACTCAGAATGGCTTTAAGGGTTCTAAGAAAAAATTTGTTGATAAGTTGTTAGAAACATCACCACGTTTTCAAGATATTCAAAAATTAAAGAATTTGTATAATACTACTTACGCAAATGATGCAAAACAGTATCCGAAGTTTAACGAATCAATTGATCTATCAATTCTAGATAAAGTGCAGGATAATGAGATTCTCTCCATAGCCATTGTAAATTCAGCTGATACACAGTTAGCCGTGTTTCTTAAACAAATTGGCGCTACAGAGTGGGCACAACAAGGACATGCTGAATTTCAAGCGAAAACCGATGGCAGGTGCCCATATTGTTCTAGAGAATTAGAGCCTTCTTTTGAAGAAGAGTTTCAGCGGAGCTTTGACGATCAGTATGCAAATAATCGCCAAAGATTAAGTCAGTTTCTTAACAATTACCGAAGCACAGCTAATAATTTGTTTTTATCTATTAGTAATCTTCCTGAACCGTTATATCCAGCAATTGAGATCCAGAATTACAAGGATAAACTGAACGCTATTAAAGGTGTAATTACGGATAACCTTGGAAAGATTTATTTCAAAATAAAGGAGCCTTCAAAAATAGTTAAACTTGACAGTTTAAAAGCAATGCTGACTGATCTGCAAGGTATGATTACCGAGTTTAATGGTCTTATTGATGAGAACAATACAATCGTTGCGTCTAAGTCAGCAAAGAAGCAAGAATGTAAAGAAGCTGTTTTTGCTTTGATGGCTTTTGACATGAAGGAACTAATTGCCAATTATCAGCAAGCTAAAGAACAGATAGATGATGAAATAAAAGCACAGGAAACAAAAATCAAAGAGTCAGATACAAGTTTAACTTCTATAAATGAACAGATCGTTGAATTAAATCAGCAGACGGTAGAAACTGAGACTGCCATGAATAACATTAATGCTATGCTACAAGATTCAGGATTTCAGGGGTTCGAACTTCGTCCAATAAAAACCTCTTCTGGCGACAAAGAAACGCCAACTATCAATTATGTGGTTGTACGTGCCGAAACCCGTACAGCAGCTAAGAACCTTAGTGAAGGAGAAAGAAACTTTATCGCCTTCATGTATTTTCTTCAGCAAGTTTATGGAAGCGACAACAAGAATGGAAATTTGAAAGACAAGATAGTGATTATTGATGATCCGGTTTCCAGCATGGATAGCAGTACGCTGTTTATCGTCAGTGCTGAAATTAGGAAGCTAGTATCAATTTGTAGAAATAATGCTGACAATAGACGCAATTTGACTGACGACAATTTTATTAAGCAGATTTTCATCTTTACGCATAATGCCTTCTTCCAGCGTGAAGTTTCCTATGAATACGAAAATGAATATAACTACGTTTCTTTCTATCTGATCAGCAAAAAGAATAATCAGTCGGATGTTAAACTTTGCGAGAAACAAAATCCCAACTGTCCAACCCACATGATGAATGTTAATCCAGTTAAAAATTCTTATGCTGCTTTGTGGGATGAATACCAGCAGGCGTCTGGTGCGGCCCTAATTAATGTTATGCGCAGAATTCTGGAATATTATTTTTTGCAAATATGTGGGCACAGCAGATCAAGCCTACGTAAGCAGATTTTGGAAGACAATAAAGATAAATTCATTCAAGATGGATTTCGAAATTATAATCTAGCGTCAGCAATTCTGTCCTATATTACCGATGAATCAATGGGAATAACTGATGATGTACTAGTTGTAGAGACAGATGTAAATGATGATCAATGTCGAAAAATATTTGAACTGATATTTCAGTGTATGGGTCAGGAACAACATTTCAATATGATGATGAATAAATAACTTATTTATCAGTAACGAAAAAATTAAATAGTCTTTATAAACAAAAAGTACCAATGAAAGATTTTCATCGGTACTGAATAGTGCGGTATATTACTTTATTTAATTTCCATGCAATTCATAATTGGGCCTAAAAATGCTTATTATATGTGAGCTTCTTGAGATGGGTAGTCAATGCCTGCAAACGTTTTAAGAATTGCTTCAAAGATTATACGTGCCCCACGAACAGGTACAGCCATTCCTACTTGCTTTCGTACGCTCTCTTTTGATCCCATAAATTCAAAATTATCTGGGAATGTCTGTAAACGTGCTTTTTCACGGTTAGTTAATGCTCGTGGTTCTGACCAATGATACATATGTGTGCCACCACCCCCGGAACCAGTAACTGTATATGATGGCTTATCCGGCTCTAATCGTCGATAAATCTGACTGATTTTAGCACCCTTGACATGCAATTTGAGATTATCAGGAATATCAGCATTAAAAGCATTTTGCCCTGGTTTAATATATTTAAGCCGCTCCACAACAGTCTTTGTTTGACGTGTTCGTTCATTGTTAAATGCGTCAGTTGGAATAGGTGGATTATCAATAGCATTTTTAGCGCTATTATCTACGTCTTTATACATTTCTGTAGAAGGTACTTTATAATGATATTTGGAAGCTAAATCGTTGCGGATACCAACGACAATAATACGATGGCGTGCTTGTGGAACCCCATATTCTTCAAATTTATATAGGTTTGGTACGATTGTGTAGCCTGCATCTTTCATATCTGAAAGAATTTTTTGAAATGCTTTACCCTGATTTGCGGATTTGATTCCGCCAACGTTTTCAGCAAGGAACCACTTTGGCTGATAAAGCTTCAACGCCTTAACACCATAGGTGTAAAGTGGCCCATATGTTCCTTCAAAGCCCTTCTGTTTACCGACAACAGAAAAGTCGTTGCAAGGGAATCCGAATGCTAATCCATCAATTGGCGTTAACTGAGTTAAATCAAATTTTCTAACGTCCTCGCAGTAGACGGATTCCGGATTTCCTGGGCATATATTACGAATATAGGTTTCACACGTATCTTTATCGAAATCATTAGCCCACGCATGAATAATTCGATCACCATTACCTATATCAGCAGTCTTAGCACCAAGGGCTAAACCTCCCGGTCCGCAAAATAACTCACCTAATCTATACTTCATGATTCCATCTCTCTTTCGTTAAAAGGTCAATAATATACTGCAAGCCAACCACTTCGTCCTTGTTTAAGAAAGATGTGTGTTGAAAAGGAGTGGTCTTTTTTATGTCCATTCCTGCTTCGTTCAGCATATTAACGACATCTACTTTATAGCATTTTGATAATTTACAGATAACTGATATTGAGGGGTCAGTTATCTGATCATGTTCTAGTTTTGAAAGCCTCGAATTTGTTATGCCAGTCTGCTCAAACACAGTAGCCATGCTCATGTGCTTACTATTGCGAAGACTTTTCAAATATTGACCTAACGACTTACTCATGCAACGCCTTCCTCATATTAATTAATTGATTATAAGTTTAACACATTAGCTGCGATAAAGAAATAAATAAGCAATATTTTTCGAATACGCAGCAAAAAGGAGTATAAAATGTCAATTCTATATACTAATGTACCGCCGCTTCGAACAGAGAAAATTAAGGATAACTTTCGCGATCAGTTTAGTGAAAACATTAAACGAGCTGATAGTATAGAAATTGCGACTGGGTATGTTTCTCAAGATTCGCTCGAAGAACTTAATAGCTGTATATCCGAATATAATATCAGGCGGATTAAACTGATTGTCGGCATGTACTTTATCGAGGGGATGCCTGAAAATATTTATAATACTCTTTTAAGCATGGACCACAATTGGGGCGCTCATGGTATTGGAGAAATCGATATAGTATGCACATTTCGCTATCATGGTAAGTGCTACCTATTTTCACATGATGGAGAACCTTTTGCGGGTATTATCGGATCGGCTAACTTAGGTGCTATTTCATTAAATGCACAAACACGCCGCCAATATGAACTAGCTATCAGTTTAGATGATTCTAATAGCCTGAATGAGCTAAAAGAACATATTGCAAAGCTTCAAAAGCTATGCTGTAAATCAATCACTGATGTTAAAAATAAGATCCCATTAATTCGCCAGGAAAACTTCAAGCTAAAAGATGTTGAACACGTTCAGCGTATCAATTCGGACGAAATTGCCGCTTATGAACGTCATCTTACAGGTTCAACAATCGAAATCCCATTAAAAGTTCCAAAGGATGACAATGATCAAAAGTTTAGAGGGTCCAACATTAATGTTTGTTACGCAAAAGGTCGTAAACGCGAATGGTGGGAAACCGAGATTGTAAACGGAAAGAAAATATATACTTTGCCAGAATATCCCGAGTATAAAAAGCCGTTTATGGTTGTTACTGATGATGGATGGAAATTTGAAGCATGGACATGCGGCGACAATAACAAAAATTTTTATTCCAAAGATGATCTTAAAATTATGGGCTACTGGCTAAAGGGCCGCCTTGTCGCTGCAGGTATTGTTAAGCCCATTGACCACGTTGAAAACGATAAAGAATTCAAAGGTCTCATTACCGAAGAAATGCTAAAACAGTATGGCAAAACCACATTGAGCCTTACCAAAACAACCCAGAAAACTAAAAATGAACAGGGAGATGTACTTGATGTATGGCTCCTATCATTCCTGCCACAACAATTGAAAGAAGATTAGTTAGATGAGCTATTTAAACGATTTCGTATCACGAATTACTAATAGTGGGAATCCACAATTTGCGAACTCTATTAAAGAGACTGCCGAAGAAGCGTATGAGAAGATCTCCAATAATTTTGACTTTATGGGCGGCCGGAAAACCGGACTGTTATTCGGCAATATTCAATCTGGAAAAACAGGACACATGTTCGGTATTATTTGTGCGGCTGCAGATGACATTTTTCCGCTTTTTATTTTACTTACTACCGATAATGTGACTTTACAAAAGCAAACACTCGAACGAATTCAAAATGACCTGCCAGATTTCTGCATTTGTGGAGAATACGACACTACAAAATTTAATGAAAATAATCTTGAAAAGCCCACAGTCGTTGTACTAAAAAAGAACTTCCATACACTTCATCAATGGGCCAATAATTTAAAATCATCTGGTGTCGTTGCTGGAAATCCGCTGTTTATTCTAGATGACGAGGCCGATGCTTCATCGCTTAACACGCTAGTTAATAAGGATAAACAGTCCACGATTAACAAGTACTTGGATCAAATCAACCAACTTTCAATCGGGTCCATTTATCTGCAATCAACTGCCACTCCACAAGCGTTGCTCCTGCAAACAGCTGATAGTACGTGGCACCCTGATTTTGCTGTTTACTTTACACCGGGCAAACAATATCTTGGTGGCAACTTCTTTTTTCCAGAAAATAAGTTGCCTTCATGCATTCACTATATTGATGAAATTCCAGATCCGCTTGAAGAGGCTGTACTTCACCACCTGGTTGTTGCAGCCCAAATATTGAGCAACGGGGACAAAGTTTGCAATATGATGATTCATCCCTCTGTTCGGGTTGCTAAACACCAAGAATACGCAAACAAAGTGAAGAAAATTATTAGTTATTACAAAAAAGATAGTGATGATTTTAAGGATAGGTTTTCTCAAGAATATGACACTGTTGTAAAAAATGCTGATCTGTTGCCAAAGAATCAACTGTTCCGACTGGCTGATAATCTGTTAGATAATACAGACATCTATATGCTCAACGGTAGGGAAAATGTGGAAGCAAAAGACTATGCTACAGGAAGCAATATCGTAATCGGCGGGAACACACTTGGACGAGGAGTCACTTTCCCAAAGCTGCAAACTATTTATTACGTACGCTCTTCCAAACGCCCTCAAGCTGATACTATGTGGCAACATAGCCGGATGTTTGGGTATGATCGACATGCGGAACTAATGGCGGTATATATTAGTAAAGAACTTTATAAGCTATTTGAAGATATCAACTCAGTTAACAACGCGATCGTTCAGCAGATCGACAGTAGTAATGGTGACCTTTCGCAAATGACTATATCTTTGCCAGAAGGGTTATCACCAACACGTGCCAATGTCCTTGATAATAGGTTCGTGCACGTCTTTGTAGGGGGTAAAAATTATTTTCCTTTTAATCCGCTTAACAAGTCGTTTGAAGCAATTACTAAGATTGCAAATGCAATTGATCCCATTGATGCACACAAACAATATGAACAGGTTAACTTGGCTTTCTTTATTCGCATTTTAGAGAATATTGACGGTGGCATTGACTTTAATGTTAATGACTATATCACTGCCTTGCGAGATATGATAAAGGATCACCTAAGCCAAGGGGTTATAATCATTCGGCGAAACCGTGACATTACTCAAGGCACAGGTGCATTACTTTCACCAAATGATTTAGCGCTAGGAAATCAAATCACCAAAATGCCAGTTATGACTCTTTACGAAGTTGTTGGTAGTGGCTGGAAATCGGATAAAATCTGGGTTCCAACCATTAAATTCCCGGTTAACAAGGCCATTTATCACGTCACGGGGAAGAAGGACGAATAATGAAGACAACAAAGTATCGATCTGAAATGATGTCAAAAATTCGTTCAACTGGCGGAAAGGCAGAGACCATTCTTGGTAAAGCAATTTGGCATAAAGGAGTACGATATTTTCGCAATTATAAAAAGCTTCCTGGCAAGCCAGATTTAGCGATTACGAAATACAAGATTGCAGTATTTGTTGATGGAGAATACTGGCATGGCTACAATTTTGATGAAATCAAGTCGGGTAAAAGGGTGCATCGTAACCGACAATATTGGCTTAAGAAAATAAGCTATAATATGGGACACGATAAGCAAGTCAATGCGGAGCTTAAACAGCTGGGGTGGACAGTAATCCGCTTTTGGGAAAGACACCAAGTATTAAAGGATTTGGATTACTGTACTGACACGATATTGGATGCTATAAGGAAGAAGCAAAAGAATATTTGATATATCAGGCTATTCTTTTACTATTTTGCCTCCTTATATATTAAGTACGTCGAAATTAAGAAAATTTACTAATTTGATGTGGCTTTTTCTAAAAAATTATTAATCATTTAGAAACAGTACGGGGTGATGATGGTTAGTGAAACGGATTGCTGTGATTGGAAATGGATTTGATTTATCTTGCGGCCTAGAAAGCAGATATTCTGATTTCTTTAAGGATAGGATAAAAAGTCTATTTGGCAAGTTCGATAATTACGATGTAATACGTATTTCATTGGAACAAAGGGAAAAGAACAATGAATGGAATGAAAAGAAATTTGATCGTTTTCTTGCTAGCAAAAGCAACTGGCCTAATGGAATAACTAGATGGGATTGCATTTTTATTTATGCCGAGAAATTCTTAGACAATGGTGAAACTAAGCAGTGGCAGGATGTTGAAAACATAATTTTTAATGTTGTATCAATAGCTTTGTGGCCGGCTAATTCATCTGAAGAATTCAAAACTAATTTACTATTTAAAGGATCTTCGACAGAAGAAAAGCAAGCTAATGAAGAAAAATTTTATAATATGGTAATGTGCTTTGCCGGATCAGAGTCTGATAGTTTAGAGAAAAAAGCAAATAATTTATTGCAAAGCTTGAATGAGTTTGAAAGAATTTTTTCTGAGTATATTTTAGGCGACTCTAATCAAAAAGAGGCTTCGTATAAAAGCGAAGCTACTGACCTAATAAAAGTATTAGCTGGGTGGGAGAATAGTAGTACAAGTAGGTCTACGTTAGATGTACTTTCCTTTAATTATTCGTTGGATGCACGATTTGGCAAAGAGTTGCAAGATAAAGGATATCCCCTTAATTCTTGGACCAATATTCATGGACTAGCAAGTTACAGGGATAAAAATGCAGAAGGCTATATAAATCGTATTCAGAAGAAGAGGTTGAAGAAGTTACCTGCTCCAATTTTTGGTATTGATAATCATGATATTCTTCGCAATGATTTCCCTGATGATTTACGGTTGCTATTTACTAAGTCTTATCGACTTGTCAACAATAATATTATCTCTATGATTCAAACTGATACTTTTGCTAATGCCGAGTGTATTATGTTTTACGGTCATTCACTTGGCAGAGCTGATTATTCATATTTTGAAACACTGTTTGATGATTCAAACTTATATAATAGTCAGACTAAACTGATTTTTTATTACTATGAAGAAGATAATCCGTTAACGAGTCGCGAACAATACACCTCAGACGTTGTACGTTTATTGACTAGCTATGGACAAACCCTTAGTAATATTCACGGTGAAAATATTGTTAATAAGTTGGTCTTAGAACATAGACTTGAAGTATTACCTTATCCCGAATTCTAAGTTATTCATTTTGTTCTTATTGAACAGTCTAAAGAAAACACCGCACATAAAACTTCTGGTGAGAAATGATTATGTCATACCTGGATGGGGGATTTGAGATTTATTTAGAGTTGTAGATAGGTTTCCCACAAACTCACTGTCCTGATTTATAGCACTAATGGGTTTCCACAGACCAATTAAAAATCTTGTCTCTGAGTAATGCAGAAAATTCCCAAATTCATGGGGTTACACCGGTTGTGTAGACATGAGAGCTACTATTACACAGACATAGCAAACCGCGACACGTAGCCACTTAACTTCAATGTGTAATTGATAACATCAGCTCGTGGCATGTTGAGAGCGTTACCGTCCTTGAACGTACAGAAAAATAGCCGCTAAACGCCGGTATGACGGTATTTCTAGATAGATTGAAAGTGTGCATTTTCCTTCCCAAACGATTGGAATTAGTACACTTTTTGCTTTTTATGCCTTGAGTGTTATTATTAATGTAGTTTCTTGAAACCATTTGATTTAATGATGGGATTTTGGCATGATTTTATCTAAAAAAGTGAAAAAGGTCGGTTCTTTTATGTTAAGGAATAATTATTTTGGAGAGACTAAAACGCATTATAAATTATATAAATGCGGTAAGAATTGGGCTGTCATGGGGATTTCATTATTTTCGCTGGGATTAGGGATGCTAGTTACCAGCCAGCCAGTGTCAGCTGATGTGACAGCCACCAGCACCTCAAGCAGTGCAGCAAAGGCCGAAACGACTAGTGCAAGTAGTAGCAGTGCAGCAAAGGCCGAAACGACTAGTGCAAGTAGTAGCAGTGCAGCAAAGGCCGAAACGACTAGTGCAAGTAGTAGCAGTGCAGCAAAGGCTGATGTAACCAGTGCAGGTGGAAAACAGAGTGTAGCGCAGATAGCCACTAATGTTTCTAAAAATAGTGCAATAGTTACAACTAAGTTTGCTCAAAACTACGGTAGAAAGGTATTGGCAGGTTCAGTTACCAATACGGGTTTCTCAGTTAGTGATCCAGATTATCCATCTGGAATGTGGATTGATCCAGATAACTCTCATTACAGTTATGAATGGTTGCAAGCAAAATATGGTGGAAACCAGATTGTTTTTTCAACTAATCGAACGGGCGATGGAATTGTTTATGTAACGGAATTATCGGCATTAAATAAAGTTTTAAAACAATACACTTTAAATCAAAATACTCAGGTAACATCTGCTGTATTTGATAGCACTACCTACTATAATGATGCTTATTTTGAAATGGTTCAAAGTTCAAACAATAGTTTTGTTACTAAATATACTGCTAGTAAATTTGATAGTAACTACTACAGTACACTTTCTTATTTTGTACCCAAATTGATCACACAAACAACCTATTACGTTGATAAAGATGGCAAGCAAATCACCGACAGTAATGGTAATCCAGTTGCTCCTTATACACAAAAAGGGTTAGTTGGCCAAAATTATACGACCAGCGACGTAAATGTTGTAAATGGTTACTATGCTACTGCACCTTCTAATTCAAATGGCGTTATGTCACCATACGGAGAGATTGGTGCTAGTTATGTTAAAAACTTTCATAATGGAGTAGTTATTACTTACACTCAGACTGGTTCAGATGGAACAATGTCTGCTTCAATTGCTCAAAATGGAAAAGTTCTCAAAACATGGACAGGTATAAAGCCCTCAGGTTCTGCGATAATGTATCCACTAGGTTCTGCGACATACGGAATTTTAAATCCATATATTCCACAAACCTCTGATATTAAGTATGTTTACAGCAAGCTCGGCAACTGGGTCGTCTCTAATCCTAATGGCTCGACAACATCAATTATTTATCCCAATGATCCTAGTGACCCTACTAAGATTGCTGATTCATCGGTGCCTGATTATCCGGTTATTGCTTTTATTCCTGGCTATACACCTGAAGATCATATGGGGACTCCTTTGGTGCCAGTTAATCCCGATGATCGTACTAAGGGCTATATTCCACCAACACCTTCTGATATTGGTACAGATACAACGATCACCTATACAGCAGATAAGCAAAAAGGTAGTGTCAGCTACGTTGATGATACGACCGGAAAAACTTTAAAGACGGACTCAATCTCAGGAACAACGGGTTCAAAATCCAGCTATAGTACCAGCGGTAGCATTGCCGATTATAAGAAACAAGGGTATGAGTTGGTCACCGATGGCTATCCAGCAGATTTGACGTTCGACAATGATGACACAACTGATCAGAATTTCACGGTTCACTTGAAGCATCAAAACATTCAGTCTACAGAGGCCAAAACCCTTACAGAGACTATTCATTATCAAGGCGCTGGTAATCAAACTCCTGCTGATAACACCGCTCAAGTGACCTTTACGCGTCAAGTTTCAACTGATACGGTTACAGGTGAAAAGACCTATGGGTCTTGGTCAGCAGATCAAAGCTTTGCGGCAGTAACTAGTCCAGTTATTAAGGGTTATACGCCAGACCAGGCTGAAATTGGGGCACAAACTGTGAGTGGTGACTCCAGTGATCTTGACTTCACGGTGGTTTATGCCAAGAATGCGCCAACTATTACAACTGAAAGCAAGACGATTAATGAAACTATCCATTACGTCTACAAAGATGGTACGACAGCTCATGATGATTATGTGGCCAAGCCGGTTGAATTTACGCGTGAAGTCTCAACTGATGCGGTGACAGGTGAAAAGACCTATGGGTCTTGGTCAGCAGATCAAAGCTTTGCGGCAGTAACTAGTCCAGTTATTAAGGGTTATACGCCAGACCAGGCTGAAATTGGGGCACAAACTGTGAGTGGTGACTCCAGTGATCTTGATTTCACGGTGGTTTATGCCAAGAATGCGCCAACTATTACAACTGAAAGCAAGACGATTAATGAAACTATCCATTACGTCTACAAAGATGGTACGACAGCTCATGATGATTATGTGGCCAAGCCGGTTGAATTTACGCGTCAAGTTTCAACTGATACGGTTACAGGTGAAAAGACCTATGGGTCTTGGTCAGCTGATCAAAGCTTTGCGGCAGTAACTAGTCCAGTTATTAAGGGTTATACGCCAGACCAGGCTGAAATTGGGGCACAAACTGTGAGTGGTGACTCCAGTGATCTTGATTTCACGGTGGTTTATGCCAAGGATGCGCCAACAAAACCAGTTAATCCAATTCAACCAACGACGCCAGCAAAACAAGTTAATCCAATTCAACCAACGACGCCAGCAAAACCAGTTAACCCAAGTCAACCAGCGACGCCAACAAAGCCGGTTCAGGCTGGTCAAGCAGCGGCTACTAATTTTGTGGATCAACGGTTGCCTCAAACTGGTGAAACTGATCAACAACACATGACGCTGAGTGGCTTATTACTATTAGCCATGAGTAGTTTGTTAGGGCTCTTTGGAATGACTAAGCGGCAGCGCAAAGAATAGGATGATATTATATGCTAAATCATCGGCAAACTAAGATCCTGTTTGAGAGCTTAGCAACCCTACAGGCTATTCAGAAACAAGCATACCAGATGTTAATGCAAGGGCTGACCACAACTGGTTTCTCAATGCGTGAGTGGGAAAATTAATCTATCTGGAACAACACGGACAAGCCACTGCTAGTGAATTAGCTGATGCGTTCATGGTTACGCGCACACTAATTTCCAGAAACACTTGGCGACTGATTCAAGATAATTTAATTCAATCTGCCAAAATTAAAAAACTACAATCTAAAAACAGCACCCAGCCAAAATAGCTGAGTACCAAACATCCTAAAATTCATTTATTTACTCTGATAACTTCACCATCTTTGAACGTGAACTCCATGTAGCGTTGGAAGATGGTGATTTTTTCTACCAAGCGATGAACCAATTGTTCATCAAAGTCAACTAAGCCATACTTGTGCAATTCGACTAATTTGTTGATTTCATCAAGGCTGTGTAGTTTGGCTTGTTGATCAGTTTCCCGACTCTGTACTTTTTCTTTTTGTTTGCGAAGGTCCATGATTTGCTGGGTTAGTGCGTCGCAGTCTTGATGCTGGTTGGCAGCTTGAATCAACTTCATTTGCACTTCTTCCAGCTGTTGGTCGATTTGATCGAGTGTTGGTCCTTTAGAGTTCTCGATGACCTTCATGATGTTGGCTTTGATTTGTTTGTTGGCTAAGCTCATGCCCTTCAATGAGCTGGTTGAATGCTTCAACTGTGGCTTCTTTAGCAAGGGGTTCTTTGACGTTTCGAATCATGCAGCGCCGGACCAGTTTTACTTGCGTCCTTATCGCGGCTTGCACAGCGCCAGACTGCTACTTTCTCTGGTCGATACCACATGTTTCGCTGCATGATATCACCGCACTTACCACAAAATATTTTTTGAGAGAAGCAATATTTACCGTTAAGGCGCCTATGCTTACCGTTCTTAGTAGTGATACCATTTCGGCGCTGTTTGATGATCTGCTGTACTTGCATGAAAACAGACTTGGGAATAATCGCCGGGTGATCATTCTCCACGTAGTATTGTGGCATGATGCCTTCATTCTTCACTCGTTTTTTATTAAGAAAGTCAACGGTGTAAGTCTTCTGTAAAAGGGCATCACCCATGTATTTTTCATTTTTAGGATTTTAGGCCACGCTGCTAGAGCGCCAATTTTTTGTTTTGCCACCAGTCAGAATACCATCAGCTTTGAGTGAATCAGCGATTTGCTTCATGCTCATTCCGTTTAGGTAGCTATAGAAGATCCGTTTAATAACCTTGGCTTCTTCCGGTTCAATTACCAAGTTACCTTGAGCATCCTTGGTATAGCCCAGGAAGTGATTATGATTCACGAATACTTTTCCTTGCTGATAGCGGTACTGAATCCCCATCTTGACGTTTTGCGATAAGGACTCACTTTCTTGTTGAGCAAGGGAAGCCATGATGGTAATCAGAACTTCACCTTTGGCATCCATGGTGTTGATATTTTCCTTTTCAAAGAAGATCGCAACATTGATAGGCTTTTAAGTCTCTGATATACTTCAGGCAATCAATAGTATTTCGAGCAAATCGGCTAATTGACTTGGTGACAATTAAGTCAATTTTACCGGCTTTACAGGCCGCAATCATTTTATTGAATTGTTCCCGTTTCTTGGTGTTGGTTCCGGAGATTCCATCATCAGCATAGATACCTGCAAATTCCCAGGTTGGTTCCTTTTGAATTAGCTCTTTGTAGTGAGCTACCTGAGTTTCGTAGGAGCTAGTTTGCTCATCATAGTCGGTCGAAACCCGGCAATAAGCAGCTACCCGGAGCTTTTCAAAAGATTGTGGACTACGTTGATGATGGACACTGTTTCCTTTTTGCTGATGGGCAGGAATAATGCGTACTTTACCCAATTAAATCACCTTCACTTTCGATAATGCTGTACAGATATTCTGCTTGCTTGATTGGTTCATTGAACCGTTGCTTAATGATGCCACGGTAGAATTGTTGATAGACTGCGGCTTTCTTGGTTAGTTTTTCAGTTAATTCCAAGGCACATTTGAGTTTAAAAATCACTTCAGTCGGATCGTTGACAATGATTTGCTGTGCAAAAGTTTGAAATAAGTTGGGATTAAAGCTGGTTAGCGTTTGCCCTTTCTGGCACCAACACAGTAAAGACCTGACTTCTTCAAAATTGTTGGCTGAATCAGTGTTTTGACTATTCAGTAGTTTGATCTTTTGTCGGCATTGATAAGTGTCTTGTTCTAGTTTGGCCGTTTGGTTAACATAAATGGCCTTGTCGAGCAGCCCTGATTGCATCAATCGGGTTAGCGTTTCGGCCTTATGGTCGTTAGCTTTGATTTGCTCAGCCAATTTTCCTAATTCACCATTGGAATTGCTATTAGCTTGATTTTGTAGTTCTTCAAGCAATGGTTGCAGTAGGAACTTCTGGCTGAAGATTAACTTATTCATCATGCTGCAGAAGGCGGCTTCCAAACTTTCTTCACTAATTGCTTTAATCGGGCATTGCTTGGCAGACTTTAAGTGCTTTTGACATGCCCAACAGATTTTATTAGGTCTGGTTTGTCGCTTAAAGGTGGTACTGCAATATCCACAGATGATTTTTCCTGAGAAAGGATAATGTTGCTGATACTTGTGAGTACCGACTTCAATGTGGCGCTTTTGCGCATTTTCCTTAATTATTTTCTGAGCTTGATCGAAGGCTTGGTGACTGATCAAACTTGGATGATGGTTTTCAATTAGGTATTGGGCTAGTTCACCATGGTTGAAATGGCGATGATATTGATCATCACGATAAGTTTTCTGGCACAGCATGTCACCGGTGTAGTTGATGTTTCGTAGAATGTTAAGGACCGTATTACTGCGCCAGTGACCGCCACGTTGGGTAGCAACTTGATGTCCATTTAGCTCTTTAGCAATTTGCGTGGCAGAAGTGCCAGTCAGAAATTTATGGAAAATATGTTTCACGGTCCGTGCTTCTGCTGGATAGATTAATAAGTTGCCATCTCGAAGCTTATAACCGTAAGGTGCAGAAGATACTCTAAATTCACCACTGGCAAAGCGCTGCCGAATTGCCCAGCGTAAGTTGCCAGCTGTGGAGCGCGATTCATCCTGAGCGATACTACTGAGAATGGACAAGAATAGTTCACTCGCCATTGCACCAGTATTAAGATGTTCCTTTTCAAAAATGATCGGAATGTTCAGCTGTTGCAATTCACGGACAATTTGTAAACAATCAGTCGTATTTCGTGATAAGCGACTGATGGATTTGGTTACTATCAGGTCAATCCGGTGATTGCGACAATCACCCAGTAATTCTTTTAAAGCATTCCGTTTCGTTAATTTAGTGCCAGAAATGCCTTCATCATAGTAGATTTTGGCAAGTTGCCAATTGGGATGGTGACTAATGTACTCCTGATAATGCTCACGCTGATTTTGCAGACTTTCCAACTGTTCGACATTGTCAGTAGAAACCCGGCAGTAGGCTGCCACACGTAGTTGCTTGACATCATTGTGATAACCTTGAATTTTAGTAATGGTCGACATGGCAAACCTCCTTTCGTCAGTGTGGTATGTTAGCTCTGGATCGTTGATGTAGCAACACATTCAGGACTATATAGTGGTGGAAAGGACTGCTTGTTTAATTGGTCAATCTTTTGAAATTGATCAGCCGAAATCAACCCTTGATCCAGCAAATGTTGGATGATCTGTTTGGATTGTCGATAATGTAAGTCATTTAGCAATTGCTTTTGCGAAATTGTTGTATTGATCGACGTCAGTGGTTGATGAGTTACTTCTTTAACTTGTTTGGTCATCTTAATTACCTCCACTGATAAGCCAGCGGAGGTCGAAAAGTAAACCATGGTAAAAGAAAAAAGCTGACAGAAAACTGCCAGCTAAAAAGTTGAAAAAACAGGATAGATCAGCTATCATAATAAAAGAAAAGAGAGCAACGAGCTGCATCTCGTTACCCTCAAGCGTGATCAGGAATGATCGAGGATGAAGCTAACCGTTATGGTTGGCTTTTTTTATTATCGCGTAGGCTTTGGCGCAGTCAATGATCAACTGGCCGACTGCCACGATAACTATGGCGGCAGTAATGCCGAGTCCTCGATTCTTTCCAAATTAACATAGTCATCACCTCGCGTTATCAGGAATAGTTGAAGGGTGATGCGACCATGTCCTTATCACTAAGCCTTCCATGTTGGGAGCGACCCACCATTTCAGACCTGATGATATTTTACCATAGAAACAACAAAAAGCCTGCAGACCGCAGTCCACAGGTAAAAGTTAGTTATTATCGTCCTTATCGTGCAATTGTTGGAGAACACTTTTCAATTTATCAGGTACGGGTAGCCCCAGACGGCTTATATTTTCTAATAGAGAAATACCTTCATTAGAGATATAGAAGAAAATAGTAGCGGTACGGATTGCTGAACCATTCTTTAATAGGTAAATATCAAGGCAATGTGCAATGCCAACTAACAATAGGATTAATACTTTGCGCGTAAGCCCACGAAAGCCAATCTCGCTGGAGAGCTTATGCTCATTAACTGCGCAAAGGACTCCAGTGATGTAGTCCACGACCATAAAAATCAGGAGAACATATAAGAAACCGTCGAGTCCTCCTAGAAACCAGCCAAGAAAGGCTCCAATAGCTCCAAAACAAGTATTGATTACCGTTAAACTAGTTGTCTTCATTCGGATTATCAACTCCTCTCGAATATTCAGCCTTGATCTCCATATACTCGTGGTTATACTTGACGTCATCAATAAAACCAATGTTATAGCCATGGCCTTCAAACCAAATGTTGGTTTCTTCGTCAACATCATCGCGATATCGTATAATAAAGGACAATTGTTTTTCCAACTTCACACTAACCGCCGTGTAATACTCTTGACCGTGCAGGGCAGAAACTTTTGCCCAGACATCGCCCAGGCGAACATCCTTGTACATCGACATTCCAGTATTAGGATTTTCGCCGACATATTTCTTTTTCGTCAGCGTAATGCGGCGATCTAGCTCACCAATATCAGCAATCTTACTGATACGTTCGTTTTGCTGTTGCATTAAAATTCCTCCTTCCGGTAAGGGGACAAGATGGCCCGAAGAAATTTAATCATGGCATCAAAATCAGCTGTTTCCCGATATTCATAAAGGTAAGCCACGGTATAAAGAATTGCGGTATGAATATCATCGGGGAGGGGGTCGAATGCGGATAGTGGTTGACGAAGTACATTCTCGACTGTAGCTGTTGCCGATCCAATTAACTTCGTAATTAGGTCATCCTCAACAGTGTTATCCACCCTCAGGTAGGCTTTTGCTTCGGCCAAAGTAATAGCAGCCACATTTCATCAATCCTTTCTATTTAGCAGCCATGGACAAGGTTTTAATTGCTTCTGGTAGGATAACTTTACCGTCAACTCGTTGTGAGCCTAAGAAGCCAACTTGACCAGTTACGGCATAAAGTTCATTCAGACGTTTGAAGGTTCGTCCTTCTCGATCTGCAATCCAGTAGTAGTTAAAGTCACCGAAAAGAACTGGCTTATTAGCAGCAGCCAATGTCGGCATGAATGGACTAGTGTAAACCGGACAGTTAAGAATTCGGTCTGGTTGGCCTACCTGAACGGAAGGTTGCCAAATGTATTGGTCGTTCTTATCTTTCATTTTGCGGATGGCTTTCACGGTATCATCGTTCATCAAAAAGACAGCGTTTTGACGATATGGCGCCTTTAAGGAATAGAAAAGGTCAATTAAATCATCAAAAGTTAACGCATCGGCCTTGGCAGCTGTGGATCCGGCTGAAGCGCCATTAGTGTCGGTTAGGATACCAGTAGGTTGACCAGTACCGGTACCGGTTAAAAAGGCCTGTTCTTCAGCATTACCGAGTCGGCGTCCAAATTCATCGGAGAGATAAGACATCAAATCAAATGCGGAATCGTTTAGTAATTCTTCTGATACTTTGATCAGGGTCCCCAACTTATGTGCGCCTAGTGACACCTGACTAAATTGAGTGTTGGACTCTGTGTAGGCCGCTTCTTCTTCGAGCCAGGCTGCAGTACCTTCACTGGCTACCACTGTAATTTTGTGTTCGCCGCTATTGGTTTGGATGACATGACTGATCGTTCGCAGCACGTTTGCTTCTTGCAACTTTTGGATAAGTTGGTTTTCAAATTCGTCGGGCACTAAGAAACCACCATCGGGGTCCGCACCTTCCTTAAGAGCATCCACGACGGCATGTCCACGCATCATTTGCCAGAAATCTTTTGCATAAGCATCCTGTCTCTTTGGTAGCTGATCAGCAGTTGGGGAATTAGTAAGGGCCTTACAGGTAGGTTGGTTCAGTGCCACTTCAATTTCTGCCTGCTTGTGCCGTCGATTGATTTCCTTACCTAAGTCGACAACTTCTTGCTCCATCTTTTCATAACGGGCATTGTCTTCGGCTGAGAGTACATCTGATTCCTTTTGCTTAGCATCTAGGAAATCCTTTGCTTGTTTCCAAATACGGGCACGCTTTTCTTGTAATTCAGTAATTTTACTCATTGATAAGTCCTCCTAAAAATTAGTGTGATAACAAAGAAAGCCGCTTTTGCAGCGACTTTACAGAGATATTAGATTTTGCTTGTGGTTTTAGCTTGTTCAATAGAACCAATTCAGATTGTTTATCTGAATAGGAGTAACAATCCGTGACATCTTTGTTTTGACCTAGCATATCGTCAGCGAAGCCCAACTCGATCGCTTTATTGACGTTCATCCAGGTTTCGTCATCCATCATGGCTGAAATCTTCTCGCGGGGTAGGTTTGTTTTCAGTTCGTAAGCATTGATAATGGCTTCTTTAGTTTCCACTAGCATTTGAGCTGCGTGATCGAGATCCTTTTCTTGGCCACCAACAATGGTTAAGGGATTGTGGATCATCAGCATAGCAGAAGGAGCCATCGAAACGGTCGTCCCTGCCATGGCAATGACTGAAGCTGCCGAAGCCGCAATTCCTGAGATTTTGACGTTGACGTCATTTGGATAATTCATCAACATCGTGTAGATTTGACTGGCAGCGGTGCAGTCGCCACCGGGTGAGTTAAGCCAGAGATCGATTGGTCCTTGGCTTTCATTAAGTTCATCTTGGAATACTTGTGGCGAAACATCGTCATGAATCCAGCTATCGGGAGCAATTACCCCAGAAATAGCTAGCTGACGCTGATCGCCATCTTGATTCCAGTTCCAGAAGCGTTTCAAGATTGATCATCCTCACTTTCTGTGTTCTTATTTGCAGATTGCTTTTGATAGAAGTTACCAGCTTGACTGAGTGGTAGCATATTACCGTTAACCAAGTATTGATCACCACCTTCGTTTGCTGGGATGCGGTTGAGGTCCTCCAGTTCTCGAATATCATTTGCAGACAGCCAACCATTTTGGCGCCCAATAGCATAGCCATTCATTCGGCTTTCGTAATCGCCACGTAGTAATCCATCAACATTGAATTTGACGAAAAACTTTCGTTGATCATCAGCGGAAAGAAGCTGTTGATTCATAGCTTGTTCCCAGCGAATGCACCAAGGGTTCAGGGTGTACTTTACAAATTCTAGTGATTGTTGCTCGATATTTGAGAATGTCGAACGATCTAGGTCACCAACCATATGCGGTGGTACACGAAAAATTCTGGCGATTTCGTCGAGTTGGAATTTTCGAGTATCAAGAAATTGCGCTTGGTCGGGTGGAATGGAAAGCTGATGAAAAGTCATTCCTTCTTCCAAAACAGCAATGCTGTGATTATTAGATCCCGAAAATTGTGATTGCCAACTTTTCCGGAGCCGTTCGGGATCTTTGACTACATTAGGATGCTCGAGAACACCACCAGGTGTGGCATCATTTTTGAAAAAGGTGGCCCCATATTGTTCGGCAGCCATGGATAATCCAATAGCATTCTTAGCCATAGCAATAGGACTGTAACCAATCAAACCATCAAATCCTAACCCTGCGATGTGAAGGACTTCATCGGACAAGAGAATTACTTGCTTCGATTTATTCTTTGCCTGGTAATCATCATAGTTGCGAGTATAGGTGTAGTAGATTTCACCGTTAGCAGCACGGTTAACGTCCATTCGATCTGGCATCAAAGGATAGAGCCCAGTGATCTTGCCTTGACCGTTTCGAATGATTTGTGCATAGGCATTACCCCACAGTAATAAATGGTTCATCATGGTTTCGCGAAAGATAAAACTGGTCATTTCTGGATTTGGCGCATCATGAAGCAAAAAATAAAGCGGGTGGTTAGTTGCCCGCTTTTTCCCACCATCGCTGGTATATTGATAAATATGGAGTGGCAGTTCAGCTAATCCTTCAGCCAAGACTCGAACACAAGCATAAACTGCAGTATTCTGCATTGCGGTGCGTTCGGTCACATTTTGGCCAGCCATCGAACTGCCGAAGAAAAATGACATGGTGCTGGATAGGGTGTTTTTGGGTGAAGCTTTATTGGTATGGAACAATTTATTAAATAGACTCATGGCATCAACTCCTTTCAGTTCTTCGCAATTACAACATCAATAAACCTCGACCATCATAAACAGAATCACCATTATCCTCATTTCGGATAGCACGATCCAGTCCCATAATGGTGGCCACTACGCCATCAATTTTTTCGGTTGACTTAGCCTTATCAGGTTTGATATTCCCGGCTGGGTCAGTGCGGATGTAGATGTTGTCCATCATCCAGCGTAATACTGGGTGACCACCATGAGCGATCTTCTTTTCCAGAGTTAATCGCATTAGTTCTTTAGTTGGTGGGGTCATATCTTTAAATCCCTGACCAAATGGAACTACAGTGAATCCCATACCTTCGAGATTTTGAACCATTTCTACCGCACCCCATCGGTCAAAGGCGATTTCTTTGATGTGGTATTTTTTACCAAGATCATCAATAAATTGTTCAATAAAACCGTAGTGAACTACATTACCTTCCGTGGTTTGTAGATATCCCTGCTGCTTCCAAATATCGTAGGGGACATGATCACGGCGAACCCGCAAATCAACGTTATCCTCGGGAATCCAGAAGTAAGGTAGCAGGGTGTAACCTTCTGAATCATCTCTAGGAGGAAACACCAGTACAAAAGCCGTAATATCAGTAGTTGATGACAGGTCAAGGCCACCATAGCAATCGTGACCACGTAACTCATCGGGATCAACAGGAAATGCACAAGCATCCCATTTGTCCATCGGCATCCATCGAACATCTTGCTTCACCCACTGATTTAACCGTAGTTGTCGGAAGGTGTTCTCTTCAGCCGGATTCTCCTTAGCTGAATTATAAGCATCCTTAACCTTCTCCATCTTGACGTGATACCCAGGGAGGGATTAGCTTTCTTCCAAACTTCGGGACTTGACCAATCTTCGTCACGTCCGGCACCGTAAATGACTGGGTAGAAGCGAGGGTCATGTTTACGTCCCTTCATGATGTCAATGGCTTTTTGGTGGACCTGATAACAGATTGAATTTTCATCGTTACCAGCCGTCGTGATCAAAAAGTAGAGCGGTTGAGTACGAGCGTCCCCAGAGCCCTTAGTCATAACGTCATAAAGTTTACGGTTAGGCTGAGTATGCAATTCATCAAAAATAACGCCAGAAACATTAAAGCCATGCTTGGAGTAGGCGTCGGCGGACAAGACTTGGTAGAAACTATTAGTTGGTTCATAGATCAAGCGCTTCTGAGAAGCTAAGATCTTGCACCGCTTCTTCAAGGCAGGATTCATCCGTACCATATCGGCAGCCACGTCAAAAACAATGGCGGCCTGTTGACGATCAGCCGCGCAGCCATAAACTTCCGCCCGCTCTTCTCCATCAGCACAACAAAGTAGGAGGGCAACGGCAGCGGCTAGTTCTGACTTTCCTTGCTTCTTGGGAATTTCAACATAAGCAGTGTTGAATTGACGGTAGCCATCAGGCTTAAGAATGCCAAAGATATCACGAATTATTTTCTCTTGCCAATCAATTAAATCAAACGGTTTTCCTGCCCAGGTCCCTTTGGTATGGCATAGGCATTCGATAAATGAAACTGCAAAATCAGCTGCGTCTTTGTTATAAGTAGAGTCCTTGGCCATGAACCTAGTTGGCTTGTAATCTTTTATTTTTCGCAAGAGGGCATCACATCCTTTCAGTTGTACTAAAAAAGCACTGAGAATGAACTCAATGCTTAATGATTAATTGAATTTACCAGTTAAAATCAAATTGACATAGCCGGCCCGTTCAGTAGTCAGGTAATCGATCAAATCGTGGCAGTTGTAATAGTAGGCCAGTCGTTTAACATTCTCGATATCAAACATGTTTACTTCGCCAGTATTGCGAATTTGTAAGACCTGCTGGCGAATTCGGTCACGTCTAGCTAGTTCATCTTTGATTCTGCTCATGATTAGGCCTCCTGATTCTTAAAAGCAGCTGATCCGGCTAAATTTCGTAACAGTACTTTCCGTTGTGTTTTGTATTCGGGACCGATAAAACCCAGGCGTAGTAGAAAACAACGAAAAGCATATTTCTCATTGCTTTCTTCATGAGGTTCTGACACAATCCGTTGATGATCTTTTGCATATTGCACAAGTTTGTCGATAAATTGTTGATAAGCTGTGGCATCATCAAGCTTTACCTTGTTGAACCAGTTAAATGTTACCTGTTGGTCATCAACGTTAAGTGCAGAGATTCAGCTGGCAAGCGTCTTTGATTAACTGTCCCTTGGCCCAGATTAGGTGGCGCAGGTTATCTAAGAGCTTGATCAGTAAACTCATCTGCGGCGGTATGCTATGTTCAACTTGACTAGTTCAGCTGGGTGGAATCCCTGTTGCTTAAGATGTCGATTAAATTGCCGAGGAATCTCATCCGGGGATGTTAGGACTCCATCTTTGTTAACAGTGTACTTGCCAATCTGGTATGCATAAGTTGGTGTGTACTGATACTCTGCCTTTTGCTGAGTGTATTCAGCAATCTGTTCGACTAACTTTTTGCGCTGTTGGCCATGAACATTAAAATTAATTTCCATATTCTGTACCTCCTTGTTTGATCACTGTATACATCACTCTAAAAGGCACAGATAGCAAGGCTTTTCGACGTTTAGGCCGGCTTTTTAACTTACTGTAAGGAATGTTTTACCATCTCTTTCCACACTGACTTTCTGATCCGAATCGACTTGTTTGATGTAGCGATTAACAATCACATCGCAATATTTAGGATCCAGCTCCATCATGTAGCAAATCCGATTAGTCTGTTCACAAGCAATCAGAGTCGAACCAGAACCGCCGAATGGATCAAGAACCGTGCAGTTCGACATAGTAGAGTTCATGATTGGATAGGCTAGTAATGGGATTGGTTTCATCGTTGGGTGTTCCTTACTTTGCTTTGGACGATCAAATTCCCAGATGGTAGATTCCTTTCGTCCGGTGTACCATTCGTGTTTACCATCTTTCTTCCAGCCATATAGAACTGGCTCATGCTGCCACTGGTAGGGTGAGCGACCAAGCACTAATGATTGCTTTTTTCCAGATACAACAACCGGATAGATAAAAACCAGCATCTTGAAAGGCTCGCCGGAAGTTCAGTCCTTCCGTATCGGCATGGAAAACATAGATGCTGGCGTCATTAGCCATTGCTTGATTCGTATTTTGAAAAGCAGCTAATAAAAATTTATAGAACTTATCATTATCCTGATGATCGTTCTTAATCTTGCCGGCTTTACTTTGGTAATCAACGTTGTATGGTGGATCAGTAAGAACTAAGTTAACCTTATTATCGCTGAGTAATTTATGGAAACTTTCCTTTTTTGTAGCATCACCACATAGCAATGTGTGCTTTCCTAGGTGCCAAAGATCTCCTGCTTTAGAGAAGGTTGGTTTAGTCAATTCACTATCAACGTCAAAGTCATCATCATGCGTGTCGTCAGCCGTGCCAAGAAGGTCGGAGATCTCATTCTCGTCAAAGCCCGTTAATGAAACATCTAGATCACTGGCTTGTAAGTCAGTCATTAGGAGGGCTAACTTATCCTTATCCCAATCACCACTGATCTTGTTGAGCGCAATGTTCAGTGTCTTTTCTTTCTCATCATCCAGACTAACGACCACACATTCGGCTTCCTGGATTCCTTCATCTTGGAGGATTTTTAACCGTTGGTGGCCACCAACCACGTGACCAGTTTGTTGGTTCCAAATAATTGGATCGACATAGCCAAATTCATGCATCGAGCGTTTTAATTTTTCATAATCAGGATCACCAGGCTTGAGATCCTTCCTTGGATTGTAATCGGCAGGGATTAAATCGGTAATTTTCTTTTTAACAAATTTCATTAGTTCATTCCTTTCCGGCTTCTTAAGAGCCGTTCCATGACATCATCTTGTGGTGTTGATCCTTGATAAGTTGTGGCGTTATTTTCCTTAACCACTTGAAAAATTTGAAACCATAATTGGCTGGACTGTTTCATATAGTCGCGGCTCATGGAAACATATGGTGAAGCAATTGCGTTACCAGTCGTAGGGTGGCGAGCGAGAAACCAAACTTAGAGATACATTCTTCACACTGATCCACCGGCTGACGCTAACAGGCATATTGTTCAATCAGCTGAGTGTTAACTAGTTTTTCACAACCACGCTCGACCAACCATTCCCAGGTTTCTTTGAAAATATCAGCGGCGTCAAATTCTAAACCATTCTTCTGTTTGGCCTTGAGGTACTTCTTGACTGGCGGCATCACGTGACCTTCCAGATTAGCTGGTTCTGGCAAATCGATGACGGTTGCTTCTTGGCCAGCTTCGAGCTTATCGTGAAGTGATTTAGATTTTCTGCCAGCCCCAACTCGCGCTCCACCACGATTCGTACCATCTTTAGCCAAATCTCTCCCTCCTTCCGGCAGGGGTTAATACCCTGTTTGATTTCAATTTTTTGTACACGAAGGCCCAGGCCCGCTCCCGCGCGAAAAATTTTTAAGGATTCGATGGCCCCCTCCGTGGTTTAGTAATGATATCGACGTGGCTTTTTATGCCAGCGATCATCCATCTGGGCGGTGATGCGGGAGTGGCATGGCTTACATAATGCCATCAGGTTCTTGAACTCGTTGGTGCCACCGTGCTCTAAGGGCAGAACGTGATGGACCTCGGTAGCTTGGGTATACCTTCCTTGGCTCAGGCACATCTCACAGAAGGGATGGTGGAGTAGGTACCTTTGTCTGATCTTTGGCCAGCCACGATGATAGCGCGGACGACTACGTTTTGGTCGTTGGTAACGATTGTAGTGAGAACTGACTTGCTTAGCATGGACGTCACAATAAGTGTTGTGGGTTAGTCGCGGGCAGCCAGGGTAACGACAAGGTTTCTTGGGTGAGTAAGGCATGACACTCCTCCTTTCTGAGGGCATAAGAAAAGCCCAGCAGTTTGCACCGCTAGGCTTCAATGTTATAAAGCAAATGCCTTTATCCTAATTTTCTACACTACCATCGTAACATGGATAAGCTGATTGTTTGTTCTGCGTTTTACCTTTCTAATGATGGGATCCATAAAGTAAGAGCGTGAGGTGATCGAGTGCTTTGTTCTTTCGATTGTAAGCAGTGGTTTTCGCAATGAAGTACTTGTCCATCACGATGGTTAGTCCCTCGTTCATTGACTGGTTTGGAGTGCGATAGCAGACATCTAAAACAAAGCGCTCGTCTTCAGATAACTCTTGCCAGGCTGGCTCGAACCACTTGAAGTAAAGTTGGGCTTGTTGGTAGCGTTCATTCAGCTTGGTTGTCTCATCGATGCCATGCAGCAGGCGATGCTCAGTTGGGTTATCTTTTTTACTGCTGCCAGGTACGAAACCGTAGCGTGGCGAACTGACACCAATCATTTGTTCCTTGGCTAGCTTCAAGTCGTCTTGGTAAGAGTTAATGATGAACTTCATACCATCGTAATCTTTCAAGGCTGCGACGGTTGCTCGTCGTTTGTCTAAGTAGTTCCACATGATACTCATGCCATAACACTTCCTTTCAGGTTGGCTTTCACTGCGTTAATTAAAGCTAACTGGGTTTTGTCTTTGCGTTTCAGGGCCGCCAGAATGTTTTCGTCAATGGTGCCTTCGGTGATGATGTGGTGGATAACTACTGGCTGACGCTGTCCTTGCCGCCAGAGCCGAGCGTTGGTTTGCTGGTAAAGTTCCAGACTCCAAGTTAATCCATACCAGATTAAGGTAGCACCACCAGCCTGCAGGTTAAGACCATGACCAGCAGAAGCGGGGTGGATCAAAGCTAAAGGAATCTTACCAGGCATTCCAGTCCTGAATGTCACGGGGTGTTTTGATCTCACGAACCTTGAAACGACTTTTAATCTGGATTAGATCATGCTTGAACCAGTAAGCTACCAAGACAGGTTTACCATTAGCAGCTTCAACCAAATCTTCAAGGGCATCAAGTTTTCGCTGGTGAATTTGAACAATCTGCTGCTGGTCGTCGTAGACACAACCATTGGCCATCTGGCAAAGTTTATTCGACAAGCTAGCAGCGTTCAGGCATCGATTTGTTTACCCTGGGTTGAAACTACTAGCTGGGCGTTAAGCTCATCATAGATAGCCTGCTCACTATTACTCATTTTTACCGGAACGGTGTTCATAGTTAATGGTGGCAGATTCAAGTAGTCCTTAGACTTCATAGAAATGGTGATGTCATCAATGGCACGGTAGATACTTTGCTCAGCACCGGGCTTAGGTTTGTAGGTAAACACTTGATACATGTTTCGCTTGTCGGGGTCAAAGTAGTTCATCCGGTAAGATGAGATAAAGCGGCCGAGTCGTTGGCCCATGTCCAGTACGCGGAACTCTGCCCACAGATCCATCAAGCCATTAGACGACGGTGTACCTGTTAAGCCAACCACGCGTTTAATCAGAGGTCGTACTCGTTTGAGGGCTTTGAAGCGTTGTGAGCGGTAAGACTTAAAACTAGAGAGTTCATCGATCACCAACATGTCGTAGTCAAAGGAATTACCAGAGGATTCAATTAGCCATTTCAAGTTTTCCCGATTGATGATATAAATGTCGACATCTTGTTGTAGTGCTTTAATGCGTTGTAGCCTAGAACCAGTGACGACCGAGTAGGTAAGGTCCTTTAAGTGGTCCCATTTTTCAATTTCTTCTGGCCAGGTTTGTTTTGCCACGCGCAGTGGTGCGACAACTAATACTCGTTGAACTTTACCTTGCTGAATAAGCTGCTTAATAGCAGTTAGGGTAATGACACTCTTGCCAAGTCCCATATCAAGCAAGATGGCTGCTACGGGATGGTCCAAAATAAACCGAGTTGCATATTGTTGATATTCATGCGGTTTGTATTGCATCTAGCATTCCTCCAATCTGTCCAAATTGGTCACAAACAAAGACTTGGAAACCAAGTTGTTTTAACTGGTTGAGTCTTTGCACTTGTAACGGGCGGGGATGTTTACCAGGAGCCTTCATCTCCACAAAGCCCATGTGACCATCAGGCAGGAGGACCAATCGATCAGGTACTCCGGCCATAGATGGCGAGATGAACTTTAGGCAAAGACCTCCACGTTGGTGGGTAGCTTTGACAAAAGCAGTTTCGATTTGTTTTTCTAACATTTGTAAAATCCTTCCTAAACGTTGATATATCGGTGATTCGTCAGGGTTAATGACGGTCGTGACAGTTGTTTTACTACTCTTCTCTATACTCTTTTTTTCTATTTTTATTCCTATATACAAGTAATGTAAAAGAGTGTCACGACTGTCATTAGGGTTGGTAAACACTGATGTATCAAGCTTTTAGAGTTTTAAAGTGTGACAGTCGATGACAGTCAACTGAGGAATTCATCAGCCTCAACTTTTAATCGCAGTCCCTTGATGAAACGACCGTTTTGTTTGTGTTGACGTTGAAAGCCAGCATTTTTGAGGGCCGTGTAAAAGTCAGTTGTGCTGCGGATATATTCACCGATACCTTGGCAGTATTCACGGTACTTTTGATAGAGGTCACCGGACTTTTGCTCATAACTGGGGTCAAGTTCACAATTCTCATTAAGAAAATGTCCTAGCCAATCGTTATCAGCGTGGTAAGCATTGACCGCTTTTTCGACTGCCGCCGGAGTAGTTAATCGGTAATTTTGCTGAATGGTTCGCTGTGCGCCCTTCAATGATCCACTGCAAGACTGCCGGCCCAGCTTTTTCGGTTAGGTACTGGGCGTAATTCTTAATATCATTGCGTTTAGCGATCGTAGCTTTAAAGGGGATCACAATTAACCGTCGCCAGATTCCTTCATCATTACCACCTACGTGGGGCAGGTAATTGGTGTATAACACGATGGTGTGGCTGGGCGTAAAGGAGAAAGGTTTCATGTATTTCTTTTCGGCATAGATTTCATCAGTTGAACAGAGTTGCTTGACGATGGAAGTGTTCAGTCGCTTACCTTCTTCTAGTTCAGCGGAGATGATTAGCCGCTTGCCTTTGACTTCGGCCATCTCTGGCTTCACATTACGATGGACACCAGTCGTTAAGGCATCGGCCGAGAGGTGGCCGGTGTAAGTACCGAGCACATTGGCAATCGTGTTCCAGAAAGTTGATTTACCATTTCGTCCGCTGCCATAAGCAATGATCAGGGCTTCTAAGTAAACCTGACCGATTGCTACCAAACCCACGATTTCTTGAACGTAATTAATCAACGCTTGGTCACCACAGAAGAAAGTAGTGAGTGCTTCTTGCCAGAGTGAAGCTCCTTGATTACCAGGAACACAGAATGTGGATTTGGTGATTAATTCATCAGCTTGAATTTCCTGTTGACCGTGCATCCCTTTCTTTAAATTGAAAGCTCCGTTGGGCGTGTTCAACAAAAACGGATCAGCATCAAAATCATTAATCTCTTTGACGAGCTTTGGTCGAGAATTAGTTAAGATCCCGTTAATACCACGGGTGCTGCGTTCCTTGAGAATGAAGGCTTCGTAAGCTTTAGCATTTTCGTAATTCTTGAACGCTGCCTGTTGTTCATCGTTAAAAGTCCGACTAGCTTTAGTTTTACCCATAGTTTGAAGCGCCTTGGCGACCCCATTGTTCTGAATTGCTTGGTAACTTTGAGTGACTCGAAGTTGAGCATCGGCCAATTGTTTATCGGTAAAGCGCTGGACTTCACCGAGAGCTAAGGGTTCAGACTCTTGCCAAACCTTGCCATCGAACCACATGAATCCTGATTGATTGGTGTAGCAAACTCGGTTCTTGCAGTTGTTGACAAAGACATAAGATTCACCAGTATCCGAGTAGTCAGCCGGCTGTAATTCATCATTAGGCTGGTTGTATTCTTCGGGTGGAATATATCCCTTTTGGCTTGCCATCCGCTGGCCAAATTTAATAGCACTATTCCAAATAGTTTTTAATTCCTGCTTGCTTAGTGGCGGATCGCACTTGGCAGCTTCCTCTTGAAATGCTTGCTGGGCTTCAGCAGTATTGCCAAGGCGCATAATGATGCGACCAGCAAAGTGAGAGAGGGTTGCATTACGTTGGCCTTCATGAATTGCCCCCCACTCCTTGTTGTTCAAAGTAACGTTGGGCCACCATGAACTGGTCCACATTTTGGCTACCATCATGCCAGATGGCTTTAGTACTAGGCACACCAAAGACAAAACGGGCCGCATCAAGCGCATTGTCATCAAAATAGGGAAAGTATTCTTGGATTTCGTGTTTTAGTTCGGCGTAGGTTTTAGCATTCGTGATCTCAGTAATTGGAAAGTAGATATGAAACTTCGGTCGTGGAGCTTTGTGATGTTTAGCCTTCATATTGTTTCGTGAGAAAGTAATGGCGTAGGAAACATCATCAAAATAGTTAGCAATGTTTGCAGGGTTGATCCAAGTAGTCGGATCGTCAGAATGATCATTGTCACAATCCATAATTAGGCAATCGGCTTTGATGAAGTTGGCAATGGTGCGTTGGTTATTTTGAAATTGACCGCAGACATGGTCATAGCGGACAGCTTGTTCTAATTCCTGTGCATTAGTAATAGCTTGTTGATGAGGATAGATCGTATTGCTAGCCTGACCGGAATTACCTGCCATCGATAAAGTAAAATGCATCTTTAGTTGGCCTCCATTTCATTATTAAAGTAGCGGATATTTTTATTTTTACGTTTGGCAAAGCGGATGAAGTAGCACATATCGTGCGTCGGTTTACCAAATGACCAGGCTTCGGCGCATTTAGTCAGTAGCACAATGTTAATAAAGTGGCTACTTGAAATTCCTGTGAATGGTGCAGGTTAATAAATTGAGGTAGGTAAAGCTGTGGACAAATGGGAATACCGCCATGTTGATAGACAAATTGGCAGTAAGACTGCACCTTATGAACGATCACTGGATCTTTTTTCACTACTTCCGCAAAGGGAGCGACTACGAAGATCAACGGTCGGTAGTTGGGATTAGGCTTATTGGTACGTAGCTTGGCGATAGCTAGCGTTGCTTCTGACATAGATTCAGATCCTTTCTTAATAATTTATGGGACTAAAAAAGCCCTCACTGATAAGCCAGATGAGGGCGAGAAGTAAACCATAAAAATTAATCTTTTTTGTAGAAGTCTCCGACAAAGCCAGCAGCATTGAGGATCAAGCCATCAGCCCAGTCAGGGACTTCGGTCATAATCTTAACTATTGTGTCGAGCGACCGCCCAGTTGGGGCTTCAATTACGGCTTCGTCATGAATGTGCATTACGACTGGGTTACCGGCTGCTTCTAGACGGTACATAGCTTCAGCTAAGAGATCACGACTAGTGGCCTGGACGATGTTTTCGACTAGCTTAGCGCCATAGGTTTCAATTCGTGACCATTTCTTGACGGTATTAATGCCCATGAAAGTAATGGACTCACTACCAAAGCGGTTAATGCCGATCTTAGGTTGGGGATAACAAAGAGACCGACCAGAACGTAATTTTAGAAACATACAACCACTACGGTAGGTGAATTTCATACCGTGAGATTCTTGAGAAAGGCGAGTTTTAATACATACTTTAGCCGCTTTATCAATGTCCCACCAGAAGTGGACAATATGAGGGCTGGCCTGCCGCCACATCTCAACTAATGGTGGCAGTTCATCTTCTGTCAAACCTAACTTGGTAGCACCCATGGCCTTTAGAGCGCCGATCGAACCGCCATAGCCAAGCGCCAATTCAGCAATCTTGCCTTTTTGGCGGAGCTCACCATTAATCCCGTATTTCACGACTGGAACACCAAACATCTGACTAGCGGATGCACAGTAGATATCCTCGTTATTAGCGAAGGCCTTTTGGCGCCACTGTTCACCAGAAAGCCAGGCGATGACCCGCGCTTCTACAGCTGAAAAGTCAGCAACGTAAAAATGATGACCTTCACTTGGAATAAAGGCAGTCCGGATTAACTGGGATAAGACCTCTGGGACCGAATCGTAAAGCATTGCTAGTGCCGTTGTGTTTCCTTGCTTGACCAGCGCACGCGCTTCTTCTAAGTCGGGCATTGAATTACGGGGGAGATTTTGAACTTGTACTAATCTGCCGGCCCAGCGACCGGTACGATTTGCCCCATAGAACTGTAAGAGTCCATGGACGCGTCCATCTTGGCACATTGTTTTTTGCATAGCCTGGTACTTTTTGACACTTGATTTGGAGAGTAACTGACGGAGAGCTAATACTTGATGAACCGTGCCGGTAGTTGTTTCTAGCAGCTGAGCTACTGACGCTTTAGACAGTGAGTCAGTTTTCACACCTTGCCGTTGAAGCCATTCTTTCAGTTGCAGGGGCGAGTTCGGATTAGCCAAACCAGTTAGTTGTTGAGACTTTTTCAGGTATTGGTCGTGAAACTCCCCCTGACACTTGATGGCCTGGTTGACTAATTGTTGATCAATCCGGATACCGCAATCATTAATGTCTTGATCCATCCAGTAGTTTTCCCATTCATTCTGTGGGACGGGAAAGCGTTCGAGCTTTTGGGTGATTTCCATTTCAACCTCGACGTCACGCTGATTGTATTGCTTGAATTGCTGCCACTTATCGGGGGCATGATATGGAAAGTTACGAGTACGATTTTGATTAGCTTTGGTCGGTTTGCAAGGCGTGCAGAAGTAACGAACGAGTTCTTTTCCTGCGGTGATTTTTTGTCGTGGTAGCCCTAAGACGGTACCTACATCACGAAGCGACAAGGGTAGTCCTAAGGTAGCCGACCATACCCGTGAGCAATGCCAACCAGCAGGCTTTAAGCGGTGGCTTACGAAACGTGACAGACAGACCCGTTCAAATTGAGCGTTAAAGGCACTTTTAATAATAGTAGGATCATCTAACGCCTTAATAACCTGAGGAGGAATTGATTCACCCTGAGTGAGGTCTATAACCTTTACTGGACCGAAGTCGATAGCGTAGCCAAAAAGCAGGAGTTCAAAGTCTTTACTATCTGCATAACGATAGACTCCAGTCTGATTTAGGTTAGTGCCGGAATAAGTTTCAATATCAATTGAAATTTGCTTCATCAGGAATCCTTTCTACAAAAAATGGGTAGTCAAAGTCGACTGCCCATCTTTTGGTTTAAGCTAAGAAATCATCGTCATTGCTATCATCAATCGCTGTGAAGTCATCGCTGGCACTAGCATGTCCACCTAGTGGTTCTCCATCACGGATCTTTTGGATGTTACCCAGGCCACAGGCAATTCCACGGTTACCGTTGGTGTTAAAAGCATAGAAGTTAATCGATACTCGGGCATAGCAGCCACTGTAAACTTCATCACGATTAAGGATTGGTTGGACATGCTTGTCCACAATCTGTGGTGCCGTGATCGAATTAGCATTGATAAAGTAACTATCTTGGTAGGCAACATCATCACGTTCCACATCTCCATCTCGAAGAGGTAGCTTGAGATTGGCCTTGTTTGGCTTCTTGCCACCAAACTTACCAATACCTTCTTGGATGGCGGTATCAATGGCCTTCTCAATAGCGCTGATTGTCGGCTTATCCGATTTAGGGATGATAAGACTAACTGAATACTTTTCCTTACCACCATTGATAGACTTTGGTTCCCAGACGTTAGCATAAGAGAGACGAGTGTTGATACCAGTAACAACTTTAGTTTGTTGTGACATATTATTTTTCCTCCTTAAATTCATCCTTTGGGCTAGATTTGCTAATACTCTGACGCCGATCAGAATTTGGCACCAAGGTTGGCTTACCCGCAGGTTTTACAATTTCTTGACTAAACAGTTCAGTGAATTTCTTCTTACCGAGCTGTTTTTCTAGTTTTGTAATTGGTAGTAGCTTCTTTTGATAAATATCATGGTAGCCGTGTTCTTCAGCAATTTTTGCTATAGCTGCTTCATCTTTATAATGACGAACAGATCGTCCTTCAACGATTTTGTAGCCGGGCCACTGTTTCCCATGGTTAATGGCTAAGTTGGCAGCATAGTCTTTAACTTCGTGAGCCCAGCGGTTTAGATCATCAATGTGCTCTAGTACTTCAGTAACTTCCGCGTCGGTAAGCAAATTGGGGGATCGTAGCTGGAAGCGGGTAAGTTTATGGTGGTAATCGAATCGGGCGCGTAGCACGGCATTGCAGACAGAAAACTGACACCAGGGACCGTAGCGCACCGTGCCTTTGCCGACGAAAGCCAGTTCTGCTTTTTCCTTCAGTTCGGTATTGGCCCAGTGCATCAGTTTTTGCACGTTAATGGTCCAGGTACTGATATTGGCCATACGAGGTTGAAAAATGGTGACTTCAACTTCGTCGACGTTATACAGACTGCCGAACATCTCTAATGCTCCAACGGCATAAAGTTTCATCTGAGGATTGTTCTGCGCTTCCACTTGGACGCCTTTGCCATACTTAAAGTCGATAATGTGGAGTAGGTGATCAGAAACGATCACGCAGTCGCCGGTACCGAAGCCCTCAGGGACGTATTTTGAAAAGTCAAGCTTTTGTTCCACGCTAATGGTGGCATCTTTGGCGTATTGCTTAGCTTCCTGATATTGTTCCATGACATAGCTGGCATAATCATCGGTCAGACTTTCCATTTCATCGGATTGATAATCAGAGGTTGGACGCTTGAACCTATCACCGAGCAATCGATGGATCTTATATTCTCCTAGTGCGTGGGCAGCTGTTCCTTCAGCGGCAGCGTTTGAAGTGGTGTGCGGAAAGTACTGCTCTAGTCGTGGTAGTGGTGGAGCACTTAGCCAACGATGAGCACTGGAAGCCGATAATAATGCGTGGTGGGTTGGTGAACTCATTGTCCTAATCCCTCCGCACTGTAGTAAAGATCCTCGTAATCCTTGGGATCCACATCAGAGAGTTTCTCCGCACCAAATTTATGAAGCAATTCTTTCACTTGGTCGGTATAACCTTCGGCACTCTTCTTTGCCAGCATCTTGCGAACCGTTACTTTGTCTTCAATTGAGTCACGCTTTGGTTGCTCATCATCACTTGAAGCTTCATTTTCGTTGCTTGATAACAATTGGCGAATGGACCGAATGGTTTCCTGGGTGTGATCAAGCTGGTTCTCAGCTTCCTTGAGTTGTAAATCGAGGTCATTCATTGCGCTCATAGGAATCCTCCTTTACTTCGTTAATCTCTAGATGTTGAACATCCTTACCGGGTGCAATCACCATCAGATGGTGAGGTTGACCAAGTAGTAAACGCAGCAGTCGTTCACGGATTGTAACGTTGCGCATGCTGACGACGCCATCTTGGCGGTGATGATTGGTAACACTGATTGATACTTTGTTAGCCATTCTTGCTAGCTCCTTTCATTAAGTTAGGTGAGCCATTTCTCACACCTATTTGCCAGAGACAACAAAAAAGTGAACCTACTGTGGTCCACTTTTTTCTAATTAATTTTCAATGCCGTAAAACTGGCGCAGCTTTTTAATTGCGGCTTTAACGTGACGACCGGCCATGACCTTGCTGATGCCCATCTCTTTAGCAATTTGATTTTTCTTCATGCCGTGGCAGTAATACTGTGTGACAGTGTATTTTTGTTTGTCCGTTAAAGTAGCTAAGGCGGCCGGTAATTGTTCAGCTAACATTTGCCGACTTTGATGTTCTTCTTTTTGGATGATTTGGTTAAGCAGGTTGTCTTTACCATAAATTGAGGTGACTTCAATAGACCCTCGATCTGCCAGAGTATCTATCATATTCATATTTGGATTAGTTGGATCATTCTTGAAAAACTTATCTTGGTGACGCTCATTGCGATGATCGGAGTTGTACTGTTGATGGTCAAAGTCGAAGATGATGTTGCCCTGAGTCTTTGTAACTTCAATAGTTTGGTTATCCACATGCTTAACACGGACAATTAGCTTGTCATCTTGTTCACCGACTAATTTGTACTCGCTATTATTAAACTTCATAAAAATTCCTCCTCTTGGGATCGCCCAAGCGAAGGAATCGAAGGTACACAAAAAGCCACTAGGGGTGTGTTAAACAGACCTAAACGAAGAGATCGCTTGGGTACTGCAACAGCGCCTTACTAGTGGCTTTGTCACAGAGTGTTATTAAATTGGGATGGCATGCTAGTAATGGATATTGATCATTTATCCCACGCTCATCAGCTAAAAATATGTGCGAATGTAAAAATAATTATCCGAGAAAACAATGCTGGTCTGGTATAATTATTATTGTTAAGTACTAATCTTTAGCTGATATTTGAATAGTAACAAGATGGGCATAAATCCACCTCCGAGTTTTTATATGAAACTCCGAAAAACTCCAAAAAAGCTGGGAAGCAAAATGGCAAAGGAAGCTAGTTTCACTTATTTAATAGATTTGGTTAATCCTTATTTACCTGATGCTGAAGACACTTCAGTAGAAGAGACAGTTAGATTAATAATTAAGCGGGCATCAAACAATCGGTTTGCACCTATACCAGCTTCATCAACATTGAACACATATGCTTCTGGGGGAATATCTAGGACTGCGGCAAAAAAGATACTTAAGTTAACAAACAAAGAAACATCTTCGCTGGAAGAATATTTCAGAAAAATTGGTGCAGATCAATTAACTTTGATTGCTAAGAAATTGAAGAAGGATGAAATTTCACCGGATGTGTATCGAGGTAAAGTACCAGCATTACTAGCTAAGCTTTTTTATGATACGTTTGACAGAGCAGCAAACAGAAAAAATAAACGCAAACAAAAATTCCCCACCAAAAGTGAGGATGAGGATATATTTACAAAGACTGTTTCGGATAAGACATTTGCAACCGTTTTTCGTCAAGTTAATACTAGCAAAATGGATGCGGTTAAAAATAGAAACGCAATCCATGCTTTTGTTTTGAAGCCTGAATTGTTACCGTTCAGCTACACAAACCTAAAGAATTTAGTGACATCTAATATTGCTAACTACGCAGTGGCTCGTGGAGTTAGTAAAACAGCTGTTGTAGGTATACAGGCAGCGAGTTTACTGAGAAGATATGCCAAAAGCGGTATTCCAAATAACTTACTTGGCGAATTACTGGCATATATCTTTTTAGAGCATGAAGATAACGCGCTTAAGCTCTATACCAGAGCGGAAATTTCAAAAGATAAACGTACAATCGACAGTGAGGGAATGTATCTGAAAAGGGACCAAGGGAAATCCCAACTAATTCTTGGAGCATCGCAATTAAGCAATAATCTTGAGAATGCAATCAATAATGTAGTAAAGAAGATATCAAACTTTAATAATAACCAGTCCAATGAGATGGTACTGGCTACCGATATAGTGGACAGTTCTATTCTTCAGACACAATTTGGTGAAGATAAGAGTAATGCCATTATTAAGCTAATGGCCCCAACCGAAACAGATTTTGAAGATATTGCATCGTATGGGATCTTTATTGGCTATAAGTTTAGAACCAAATTAGATTTAGATGACTGCACACAAGAAGAAGCAAAGGAGAGATGCTGTCAAGCTATTAATAGTGACATGAAGCAAGCAATCGGTCGGTTAAATAGGGCGATTCAGCAGTATCATTGGCAAAAGTCATCTTTTTACGTGTACTTGTTACCTTTTACTAATGCAGAAGAAGACAGCTTTGCAATAATGAAGGATTTGATAGGGGACTAAGAGCATGCCAAACCAAGGGAAAAAATTGGGTGAATACCTTTATGATTATTTGAAAAACGATGATTACTTACACAAATTAGTGGGTACTTTATCAAAACGGTACACCTATTGGCTATTTCATCTAGATTGGAAGTTAACAGGTAAGCAGAAGCATGATCTTCTACGCTTCGCCGATCTGCTAGCAAAATCAATCAATAAAAAGGGAGACAGTAGGCAAAAAAATATTGCCTTGAAAATCGTTGCTACTCTATCCAAAATGTATCCCGACGACCCCGAGGTTGCACTGATTACTAATGAAGTTTTGACCAGCTTTAACAACTTTTTGCCTCGTCAAGGACAAAGCTATACGCTAGTTCCAACAATTGAGCAGTTATGGAACGAAGCCGTGGTAAACTATCAAAAAGAGAAACGCCAGATTCCTGGAGAAGAAAGTAAGTCGTTTATCGGTAAGCAAGATATAATTTTTAAGTCTTTGAGCAATGAACTTACTAGTTTTTCAGCTCCAACATCGATGGGGAAGACCTTTTTAATTGAGAAGTATATTGAGCTTCAAGTGAAGGAGGGTGTCGTAGGCAACTTTGCGATCACTGTACCAAGCAAAGCACTTATTACCGAAGTAAAGGTTCAGCTTATTAAGGATTTAGGGGCAAAATTAGGCGAAAAACAATATCGAGTCATTTCTCATCCTGAAGAGTACAGATTAGATTACGAGGGAAGCTATATTTGCGTAATGACTCCTGAACGCCTATTAGCCCTTTTAATACAATATTCAGAAGCACGGTTAATACACCTGTTTATTGATGAGTCTCAAAAAGTTACAGAAGCAAGTTCGCGTAGTGTCTTTTACTATGAAATATTTGACAGGGTTAGTGCATGGAAAAATCGACCGAAGGTAACCTTTGCCTCACCATTGATTCCAAATCCAGGAATATTTAAAAAGTTAGTACAAACAGCCGCATCGAATGATGGCCTTCGCATTGTCGAATCCCCAGTAACCCAGGTGAAAATCATCTTTGATCGCTCCGCTAATAAAGCAGAAATATATGATGATTTGAATCAAAATACTATTCCGATAGGTACATTTAAGGAAACTCCGTCAGTACCAGATATTATTCGGAAGATGATGAGAGTTTTAGGGAATAGTAATTGCAATTTGGTTTATTACGGTTCAAAAGTAAATGCTATTTCAGATGCTGTGGTTGTTAGTCGTTCAATGGAAGAAAGTAACGATCCAAGGTTGATAGAGTTAGCTGATTATATTTCACGTAAAATTCACCCTAAATACATCTTGGTAAAACTAGTTAGAAAAGGAATAGCCTTCCACACTGGAGAATTGCCGGTTGATGTTCGCATTAGAATCGAGGAAGCCTGTCGGCAAGGAATCTTAAAGCTGATTTTCTGCACCAGCACCCTACTGGAGGGAGTAAATTTGCCGGCTGATAATATTTTCGTTACTACGCTGCAAAACGGAAAAAGGACGCTCAGTCAATTAGACTTCTTGAACTTAATTGGTCGAGTGGGTAGGTTAGGTCACTCCATGCTAGGAAATGTCTTTCTAATTACTGGCGATACAGCGAATTCGCATAGCAACCGTGCTGCTTATTTATCTAGGATGAATAACAGACTAAAAAAAGCTAAGTTATCTGTTGATGTTATTAAGCCTAAGCAAGCGGCAGCAATTAAGAAGAGCCTAGAGAAAGGCGATGTGCGTTTAGATAACATTGAAAAAGATAAGAACTATGATTTAATTCGTAAATTATCATTACTTTATGTCAAGGAATTACGGAATCATCATCATGGAGTAGTTAGAACCCATTTAGCAAAACATATAACCTACAAAGAAGAACGAAAAATTTTACAATCCTTACAAGAACGATATGTTGACGAATTAGAGGATGATATTAACTTCTCTTCTGATCAGTCTGAAAGTCTTAGAAACAAGATTAGTCAGGAAAATATTAAAGGATATCCTAATATTCATGATGGGGAAAAATTGAGGTGGCCAGAAGCCAAAGCTTTTTTACTCAAACTATCAGAAATATTTAACTGGGCTATTTATGAATCCGACTTTGTTAAGTCAAAACAAGACAAGGAAACTCAAGATAAGGTCATCGAGGATGACGCTAAAATAGCCTTACTTTGGATGAGTGGGTACAGCCTGCAACGGATTTGCGACTTTGCAATTCAAATCCGTGATCCTGAGCGTGGAGATACAAGATTTCTTAATAGGGTAAGGCAATACCATGAGAATACCCCTAATATTGACTGGGAGACTATAACCATTAATTTAGTGATGAAAAGATTGCAAAATCTTCAGTTTGTATTAGGTAAATATTTCTTGAAAGTTACCCAGGAGTTAACTAAGAGTGGAATGCCACCTCAGAATGACTGGTATCGTTTCATGGAGTATGGAACAGATAGTGACTTACGGATTTGGTTACAGCAGAATGGTTATTCCAGAGAATCCTCAGAATATATAGAAGACAATAAAGATGAATTTATCATTCAAACCGATAATAATTACTTTGTCTCCAAGAATATTTTAAAAGCGAACGATCTTGATGCTGTTAGTGAGACTAAGGAAATTGAAATAAACGTTCCAGAAATTTTTATTTAGAGGAAGTAATCATGAATAACGAAAACTTAAGCATCAGTTACAACAAATTATGGAAGCTATTAATTGATCGTGGCATGAAAAAGAAAGATCTACAACAGGCTAGTGGAGTTAGTGCCGCTTCAATTGCTAAGTTGGGTAGGAATGGTAATGTTACGATTGAGGTATTACTAAAGGTTTGTAAGGCCTTAGACTGCGATATTAGTGACATTATGGAGATCGTACGAAAGTAACAGAAGGAATAATACAGGAGGATAGAGGTGACATTTATTTAAAATGAGCAAGGAAGAAATAAGCCTTTTCGATGATCAAAAATTTGAAACCGATCATAAAAAATTTGAATTAAAAGCAATAGGTGATGATGGTCACCTAATTAAGTCTAAGGAACGAGTTCAACATCATGGTGAAGTTTTTACCCCTAAATGGATGGTGAAAAAGATGCTGTCTGAACCGGCTATTCAAGAAAAGCTTCATGATCTGCATGCCACTTTTTTTGAACCTAGTGCAGGTGAGGGTGCTTTCTTGAAAGAAATCCTACATCAGAAGCTGAACTATGTAGACCAAATTTCTAATAAAACAACTTGGAAAAGCAACGCATTATGGTCATTAATGAGCATTTACGCTATTGAATTGTTGAAAGATAATTTAGCTCGATCAAAAGAAGCAATGATGAATATTTTTGTCAATCATTATCAAGCCTTTATGCAGAAAAGTTTGAGTTCAAAAACTGATATTTATAAATCAGCAAAATATGTAATCAATTTAAATATCGTCCAGGGTAATACACTTACCTATAGAAATGATGATGGAAAGTTAATTACTTTTAGCAACTGGATTCCGTCTGGATCAAAAGTTGAACGAGAGATTTTTACTTTTAAATCATTGTTCAATAATAGTGATGCAAATGATATAGGCGCTAATGAAGGTCAATTAAGTCTATTTGATGACTTAGAAAATAGTGATGATACGAGTAAGCAGAAAATTATTATTACTAAAGTATTTAGGATGGGATAGAAAATGAGTAAAGAATTTAAATTTGATGTTGTAATTGGTAATCCACCATATCAAGAAGAAGTTGAGGGAACTAGTGATAAACAGATTTTTCCATATTTTATGGATCAGGCCTATAAAATTGGAAAAAAGGTTGAGCTAATAACACCCGCTAAATTCTTATCTAATGCAGGAAAAACGCCCAAAAAATGGAATGAGAAGATGTTAAAAGATCCTCATTTAAAAGTACTTTTTTTCGAGCAGGATAGTAGTAAAGTTTTTAGTAATACAGATATTAAAGGTGGAGTTTGTGTTACATATCGAGATGTAGATTCGAGTTTTGGCGCAATTGGTACATTTACACCCTATGCAGAATTAAATTCTATACTAAAAAAAGTAAAAACAAGCAATTTTAAATCATTTAGTGAACTTATTTATGCGCCAGAAAGCTATAAGCTTACCCAAAAATTACATGACGATTTTCCAGATATAGGGTCGCGATTAAGTAAGGGACATAAATTTGATATTACTACTAACATTTTTGATAAATTAGGTGATATTTTTCAAAATGTAAAGCCTTCTGGTAGTTCAGAGCAATATGTAGGATTATACGGTCGGCAAAATAATCGAAGAACGTTAAAATGGATCAAGAGTAAGTATGTTAAGGGACCGGATAATCTGGAAAATTACAAAATTTTAGTTCCTAAATCAAATGGTAGCGGTGCACTTGGAGAGGTTTTAACCACACCCCTAATCGGGGAACCCCTAATCGGGGAACCCCTAATCGGGGGAACTCAAACATTTATTACAATTGGTAACTTTCAAGATATAAATTGTACGAAAGCGGCTATGAAATATATTAAGTCGAAATTTGCACGAGCGATGCTAGGTACGCTGAAAGTAACGCAGGATAATAAGAAACGCACTTGGGTTAATATTCCATTGCAAGACTTTACCCAACATTCTGATATAGATTGGTCAAAATCCGTTCATGATATTGATCAGCAACTGTACAAGAAATATGGATTAAACCAGGAAGAAATCAATTTTATTGAAACCAAAGTAAAGGAGATGGACTAGACAATGGCAATGCCTAAAATTAAATCATTCAAACGAATCATTCCAATGATTTATGCCTACACCACTCCTAACGATATTTCACATAATGGATGGACTAAGATAGGTTACACTGCATCACAATCTGTTGAAGATCGAATTAAGCAACAGAGCCATACCGTTGATGCCAAAGTTAAATTGTTATGGCGTGGCAATGCTCGATATGAAGATGGGTCCGATGAAACCTTTACCGACCATGATTTTCATGATTACTTAACCCAGAAAAAGCAGATTGAACGGAAACCTAGGACAGAGTGGTTTCACATTGATGGTCCAACTTCACATCATTACTTTCACGAATTTGCTGACCGTGATTATGGGAATGTTCAAGGTAATGATAAGCATGTTCAGTATGAGCTTCGTAAAGAACAGCAAAAGGCAGTTGATCAAACAATTGCTTACTTTCTTAAAAATGGTGAAGGCAGCGAATTCTTGTGGAATGCTAAGCCACGGTTTGGTAAGACACTCACTACTTATGACTTAATCCGTAAGATGCAGATGCAGAATGTACTGGTAGTTACAAATCGGCCTAGTATTGCAAACTCCTGGTTTGATGATTTTGACAAATTTATTGCCTGGCAAACTAATCTTAAATTCGTTAGTGAAACGGATGCCTTAAAAGATAAGCCAGTACTTTCTCGTCAGGAATTTATTGATTCCATTTCTGATGGCAATGATTATGGTCAGGTTGTTTTTGAGAGTCTTCAAGGGTTAAAAGGTTCGGTTTACTTTGGTGGAGAATACGACAAATTAAAGTGGATTGAAGATCTTAACTGGGATTTATTGATCATTGATGAGGCCCATGAAGGTGTGGATACTTATAAGACGGATAAGGCATTCGACAAAATCAAACGTAAGTATACACTTCATCTTACTGGTACACCGTTTAAGGCCCTAGCCAAAGGTAAATTTGCTGCAGATCAAATCTACAACTGGTCTTATGCTGATGAACAACAAGCCAAAGCCGATTGGAATGAAGATGCTGAAGGTGGTAGCAATCCATATGCCGTAATGCCACGCTTAAACATGTTTACTTACCAATTATCAGAAATGATAGCAGACACTTTAAAACAGGGTGTTGATTTAGACAATGGTGACAAAGCAGATCCAGCATTTGATTTAAATGAATTTTTCAAAACGCAGAATGATAAATTTGTTTACGATAAAGCAGTGGATCATTTTCTTGATACATTAACTACTGGAGAAAAATACCCATTCTCAACTCCAGAATTAAGAACAGAACTTGCACATACTTTTTGGCTGCTTAACCGAGTAGATAGTGCTAAAGCTCTGGCAAAGAAACTGAAGCAGCATCCTGTTTTTAAACATTATCATATTATTCTTGCGGCAGGTGATGGCAAACTTGATGATGACCAATTAAATGATGATCAACTTGATAAGGCCAATGAGAAAGCCTTTGATAAAGTTCAAAAAGCAACTAAAGAATACGATAAAACTATCACTTTAAGCGTGGGCCAACTGACTACTGGTGTAACAGTTAAACCTTGGTCGGCCGTTTTGATGCTTTCCAGTATGAAGAGTCCCGCCGAGTACATGCAGGCTGCCTTTAGAGCACAAAATCCATATACTTTTGAGCGTAATGGCGAGTTAATACAAAAAGAAAATGCCTATGTTTTTGATTTTGACCCAACACGGACACTGACTATCTTTGACGAATTTGCTAATGACTTAATGGCTGAAACTTCAAATGGCAAAGGGACCGCTGCTGAGCATGAAACGAACATTCGTAAACTACTGAATTTTTTCCCAGTTATCGGTGAAGATGACAATGGGAAGATGGTTGAACTTGATGCTAAGCAAGTAATGTCTATTCCTCGTCAGCTAAAGTCACAAGAAGTTGTTAAACGTGGCTTTATGAGTAATTTCCTATTTACCAATATTTCTCGAATCTTTGCAGCACCTGCAGAAGTACGTGAAATTTTGAATGGCTTAGTAGCTGCTAAAGAGGGTAAAGCTAAGAAAAGTGATGAAGATGCCATCGAAGGTGCAGAAGAAGTTTCTGTTAATGACGATGGTGAAGTTGAAATTCCTAAGGAAAGGGTAATTGGCAAATCGAAGGAGCTTTTTGGTGATAAGGTTTACTCTGATTTAGGAAATCAATTGGTTTATTCAGTATCTGATACGGATAGCACTGATTTTAAGTCAGCTGCTAAGTCTATTTCTAAGAAGGTTAATGACTCCTTAAATAAAGAAGTTGTTAACAGAGTCGCTAACGATTATGGTTTGTCAAAGAGAGAAGCTAAAAAGCAACAGCAACGGATTGAGAAAGAAAATGAACAGGCTCTAAATAAGATTGCTGACGAACTTAACGATCAGAAGAAAGTAGCCGAAGTTAATTATAAGAAGGAACAAGATGCTGCACGTGACCAAGCAGAACTTAACGAAGCCAAGGTAAAATACGAAACCACTGTTCAAAATATTGTGGATGATTTTGGTAAAAGAGTGCAAGACCACGTAAAACAGACTATTGAAGATGTTCCGGCTAAAGTAGTTGAACGTGTTGAGAAGAACGAAGAACAAAAGAAGTTGAACAACGTTGAAGAGGACGCTCGGGCACACCTGCGTGGCTTTTCTCGTACAATTCCTAGTTTTATCATGGCCTATGGTGATAAAAATCTGACACTTCAGAATTTTGATGACTACACTGAGGACGATGTGTTCAAAGAAGTGACAGGTATCACTGAGGATCAATTCCGTTTCTTACGTGATGGTGGTGACTATGTTGATGCCAACACTAATGAAAAGAAACATTTTGATGGTCACTTATTTGACAAGGATGTCTTTAACGACTCTATTCAACAATTCCTGGAGAAGATGGAGCAATTAAGTAACTATTTCGATGATAGTAGCAAAGAGGATATTTTCGATTACATCCCACCTCAAAAGACCAATCAGATTTTTACACCAAAAGCAGTTGTTAAACATATGGTGGATGATCTTGAAACAAATAATCCAGGGATCTTTGATGATCCAGATAAGACTTTTGCTGACCTTTACATGAAATCTGGATTATATATCACCGAGATTGTAAAGCGTCTCTTCCGAAGCGAGAAGATGAAGCAACTTTTCCCTGATGATCATGAACGAATTAGGCATATTATGGAGCATCAGGTTTATGGATTTGCACCAACGCGGATTATTTATCTGATCGCTACTAACTATATTTTTGGCTTTGATAAAGAAATAAAGGATTCCTTGATGGAAAAGCACTTTAAGCAAATTGATGCTGCTAAATATGCCCAAGAAGGTACTTTGCAGGAAGTCGTCCAACGAGAATTTGGGGAGGAATAATAGATGAAAGCTGATAGTATCCATCTGTTTGATTTCCTAGGAAGTGGGAAAACTATTTTTGAAATCCCTGTTTTTCAGCGAAATTATGAATGGGATAAAGCACAGTGTGAGCAGCTTTTTAAGGATTTAACGATAGCTGCACAAAACGATACTGATCATTTTATAGGCGCGATTGTTTATGTTACTGAAACTGGAAATAAGATGAGTCATATCTATCGCATCATTGATGGACAGCAACGTTTAACTAGTTTGACTCTGCTACTAAAGGCATTATCAGATGCTGATAAACAAGACCACGCTGAAATTGAGGAAGAATATTTAACCAATAAATATCTTGATGATAATAATCACCTTAAGTTAAAGCCGGTCGAGCATGACTATGAAGCATTTGAATCTGTTATGAATGAAATGGCTGATTACGATCAGCCGTCAAAAGTCATCGATAACTATCGACTGTTTCAAAAATTGATTAGTAATTCAGACATTGATAGTTCTAAATTGTATGAAGCAATGAATCACTTCAACATGGTTTATATTGAGTTAAGTAGTGATCCTAATGAAGAAAATCCGCAAGTCATTTTTGAAAGTTTAAACTCAACTGGGGTTTCACTCTCATCCTCGGATCTAGTGCGAAACTTTCTTTTAATGAAACTAGATTCGCAGGAGCAGTCGGACCTTTATAAAAAATACTGGGTTAAGATAGAGCGGATGTTTGCAACTAAGACTTTTGCTGAATTCATCCGACATTATCTAGTTGTAAAAACGCATGTGTCTGTTAAAAGAAATGGTGTTTATAACAGCTACAAGGACTATTTCATCTCTCAAGGATTAAGTTCGGAAGATGCTTTGGCTGATCTGTTTAAGTTTGCTACCTACTATGATCAGATTCTAAATTATAAATCCGATGATGATGTCTTTAACAAAATCTTAGAGCATATCAACGTAATGGATAGCAAGGTTGTATTTCCTTATTTGATGCTGTTAATGGATTTAGTTGATACAGGTGAAACCGATCAGGAGGAAGCCAATAAGCTGGCGCATATTCTAGAAAGTTATTTATTCCGGTTGAAAGCATGCCAAATGCCAACCAATGGGCTAAATAAAATTGTTGTAGGACTATGTGATCTATCCAAGGAAGCAGGTAATTTAAGACTCAGACTACTTAGACTACTCAAGGCTAATTTTCCTGATGACCGTAAATTAGCGAATGGCTTGATGGAAGTAGATTTATATCATCAAAGGAATCACCTGGCTAAATTATCTTTGGTTGTTCTAGAAGAATATCGGACCAGGGAAACAATAAACTTTGATGATGCCCAGGTTGAGCACATTATGCCACAAAGACTCAATGCCGAATGGCGACTTCAAGTCACTAATGCCGACAAGGTGAAGGAACAATATGGTGGTACGCTGGGAAATTTAACTCTCACGAAATACAACCAAGAAATGAGCAACAAACCTTACAGTGAGAAAAAAGAATTCTATAAGGAATCGAATGTATCTCTTACCCGGGAAGTTGCAGAAACATATGATAAGTGGGGGAAAGACTCTATCGTTGATCGAACTGAAAAATTGACGAAAGAGTTAATCCAAATCTTCCCAATGCCTGATATCAAAGAGGTTAATGAAGAAGAAGTTACTGGTGAATATACTATTGATCAGACCACTGATGTTACTGGTAAAAAACCAGTTCAAATCACGATTAGTGAAAATGAATATCCGGTAAAAACTTGGCGTCAAATGCTAGTTACTTTCCTTAATGATATTTGGAATAAGGATAGCCTTAACTTTGATCGTATCAAAGAAAATCGCCAGTTGAGCCGGATGCTCTTTAGGCCAGGGAATGCGCCAGAAAAATTGGAAAATGGAACAGTGGTAGAAACTAACTTCTCAGCAACAGTGATTTTAGCTATCATTGCTAAGATTTCTGAAATTTGTGATATTACTGATCAGGTTTCGTATGCGGTAAAGTAGGTGAATAATTTGAAGTTAAATCATGATTTGGTGAGATATACAATGCTTTCAATTGAGTCAAGTAAAAATATAACAGGGCCTCTGGAAGATGAGCTGTTAGCTAATCTTAGTAATTATGGTGAATATGATAGAAATCAAATTGCCTATACAGTGATGAAATTAAAGGAGGCAAAATACATTACTGGTGATGTACAATGGGGAAATAATCAACCTGTTATTATTTCTCCAGGGAACTTAACTTATGAAGGTCATAAATTCTTAGATAACATCAGAGATGACGGAGTGTGGAAAGACACTAAAAATATTTTGTCCAAATTTTCTAGTGTTTCGCTGACATTAGTTTCTAATGTAGCAGCTGGGGTGATTACACAAATCATAAAGCATCAAATGGGAATCTAGTTTTCCACAAATTACCTAATCCATTTTTTGATACTTGCTTGTTCCCACAAACCACTAGAATTTGAGCTCTACAATTCATGTCGAATTTTAGCTGAAATCCGGCATTGTGTTCCCGAGTTAATAACTGTGCTAATTCATTGTAAATAACAAAAGCTACCGAATAAAGCGGTTCAGCAAGAATGTGTAATTAATCAATTAAGCTCGTGGCATGTTGAGAGCGTAACGGTCCTCGAACGTACAGAAAAATAGCGTATGAATGCCGGTGTGATGGCATTCATGATAGATTGAAAGTGTACTAATTCCCGTTTTATTGATTGGAATTAGTACACTTTTTCTATTGAGGACTAGCGGGTCGAGTGTTCTATGTCCTATTTCGATAGTCGAGTGTGCGAATGTCCAGTTTGGCAGATTGTGTTGATTAGAGTAGTGAAAGTAGAAGTGAGCCTTGATATGGTAGCGTTTGTGGTATGTACGAATCGGTAAGTTTGGTACCAAGGAGTGAGTTAACGAAAATAATATTGAATGTATGCTAATTCGGTTAAAATATCGAAAATTCGCAGGAGAGTTGTATACTCGACGTGTATGACAAAAATTATCCTTTTTTAAGGATAAATCAGCTATGCAAGAAATAAATGTTAATCAGCATTTATCACAAATTTCAACTGAATATTCAATCCATGAATCGAAGGTTGATACTATGGTCAGTCAAGCCGATTTAAAGTTGGAATAATCAGCAAAAATAAGTAAACGTTTTCAATAGTCTGCTACAATAGAGTATACTCAGTTGACCGACGTTGAAGTTATTCAACGCTTACTGGCTTTCAATGATGATCTTAAACAAGCTTATCGTTATTATCAGGACCTTATTCTCGCGATCAATCATCGTAGTAAGGATGAACTCAATCATTTACTCGCGATTAAATGGACCCAGCTTCCCCAATCACTTCAAAAAGTTCAACGGACTCTCCGGAGGCATCGTAAAGAGATTATCACCAGCTTTAAATATGGTGACTACACTAATGGTCCAGTCGAAGGAACTAACAATAAGATCAAAGTTATTAAACGAACTGCTTATGGCTTTCGTAACTTCTTTAATTTTCGGGCGCCAATCCTGCTTGCCCTTCCTAACTCATACTTTGCCATCAACTGGAAGAATAAAAGAACAGCTCATGTCCAATCTCAGACACGAGCTGTTTGAAAAGTTATTCAAATTTTTCTATCAGTACTTCTTGACGAAGAGCCATAAAAAAGAACTGCTCCATCAAAAGCAGTTCTTCATAATATTAGACAAATTATTGTGGAACAACATTAGTCGCTTGAGGTCCTCGATCGCCTTGTTCAACATCGTAACTAACTTTTTGCCCTTCCTCAAGACTCTTAAAACCGTTAGTTTTAATTGATGAAAAGTGTACGAATACATCTTTACCATCTGAACCAGCGATAAACCCAAAGCCCTTATCAGCATTAAACCATTTTACAGTACCATTTTGCATATATATATATCCTCCTAGGAATCAAACCAAAGTAACCAAATTGAATTAACATCTAAGAAAATAATAGATAGCAAAGATGAATGATACTTATAACTTCCGTATATGTTAACTTAACTAACTTTAACACTTTAATTCGCTGTATGCAACCCTAAATAATTCAAGCGCACAGTTTTTCATATGACGCCGGATTTACAATCTAAGTGCAACATCATAAATTAAACAAAAAGGCCATGAAGACCTAAACTTAAATTGACTCAAAAAATAAGAAAGGTGATCTTCATGACTCAAATTGATTCTAACATTCCTCGTCATTACCATCAACTGACCAGTGAGCAGCGTGGACAGATCGAGGCCCTCCATGATCTGAACTGGTCTAATGCCGCGATCGCCAGAAAGCTTCACTGTCATCGGTCAACGATTGGCCGTGAGCTTAAACGGGGTCATTTCTTCTTTAAGCTCCTAACCAAGCAGTTTAAATGTCAATTTAACGCGATAAGTGTGGACGAGTTTATCGGTCAGTTTAAGTTAAAGTTCCCTGACCAGTTTTGCCCGTCAACGCCAACCGTTTACCGTTATATTGACCAGGGACGATTAACCATTAAGAACCTTGATTTACCACAGAAGCTAAGTCGACACCTAAAAAGGCACCATCGTTCTCACTCGCGGCAAGCAGTGAAGCGGCTGGGAGTCTCAATTGAAAAACGTCCGCTGGAGATTAACCAGCGCCAGCACCCCTTTGATTGGGAGGGCGATTTAGTCAAGGGAGTTCGGCGTAAGAATCAGCCGGCCCTGATGACTCTCACAGAACGCTTAACGCGCTTTGAGATTGTCATTAAGATTCCCAATTACCAAGCAGAGACCTGTCGTCAGGAGCTTCAGAAGGTGATTAACTTGGTTTAACTCGATTACCTTTGATAACGGTGCTGAATTCTCCAAGCTGGCCAAAATTAGGCATGCCAAGATTTACTTTGCCCACCCGTACTCGCCTTGGGAACGCGGAAGCAATGAAAACAATAATGGACTGCTTCGCCAATTCTACCCTAAGGGACAGCCCATCAAGCAATCCCTTCTCTACCTCCACCAAGCAGTCCAAGCTATCAACACTAAACCCCGCAAGCTTCTTCACTACCACACCGCTCAACAGTGTTTCCATCAATGTTTAGCTTCATAGCCATGTTGCACTTGAGTTGACAATTCAGGATTTTCATAAAAATCACTCTTTCTGGATATGTAATAATTGATTATTTAACAAGATTTAGTACAATATTAAGTACAAGGAGGTGAATAAAATGACTTTAGCATTAACTCAAAGTGATTTTAGAGCTCACATTAAGAAGTACCTAGACCAAGTTAATGACGATGATGAGGTTGTTTATGTAGCAAGATCTAATAGTCGTTCTGTTGCAGTTTTATCTCAAGATAAACTGTATTGGATGGAAAAAGCATTGCAGGCTAAAGAAGACTCTTTAGATTATGCTGTAGCTCGTGATCAATTAATTCAGCGGCATGTTTTACCAGATGATCCAATTGTTGAATCTAATGATGACTATTGGGGGCAGTTTAAATAATGGCAAAACTTAGATTTAGACCTCGAGCGACCTTTAATGCTGATCTGAAAAGACTTGGTCGATTAGATCCGTCAATTATTGATGAAGTCAAGGATGCCATTGATGAAATTTTAGAAACAGGCAAATTGTCGCCTGAATACAATGGCCATCCACTTAAGCGTCGTTTGTCGGGTTATCGCGAGTTTCATGTTCGTGATACACCTAAAGGGCAAAAGCCAGATGATACTAATGATGTATTAGTAGTTTGGTATATTGAACATAATGAGTTAGTTGCAGTCGGTGTTCGAGTAGGGTCACATGATTGACTTTTTCCAAATCAAAATAGTTCAAAGAAGTTTCATAAATAAAGAGTCCTCCATAATTGGAGGATTTTTTAGTTCATCCCTTTCCGGCTTCTTAAGAGCCGCTCCATGACATCATCTTGTGGGGTAGATCCCTGATAGGCAGTTGCGTTGTTTTCCTTAACTACTTGAAAAATCTGAAACCATAACTGGCTTGATTGCTTCATGTAATCACGGCTCATAGAAACATATGGAGGAGCGATAGCATTGCCGGTGGTAGGGTGGCGAGCAAGAAAACCAAACTTAGAGATACATTCTTCACACTGAATCCACCGACTAACACTGACTGCATATTGTTCGATTAGCTGAGTATTAACCAATTTCTCACAACCCCGTTCAACCAACCATTCCCAGGTTTCTTTGAAGATATCGGCAGCGTCAAACTCTAAACCATTTTTCTGCTTGGCTTTCAGGTACTTTTTGACTGGCGGCATCACGTGACCTTCAAGATCGGTTTGCGTTGGCAGGTCGATGACGGTTGCTTCTTGACCGGCTTCGAGCTTATCGTGTAGTGATTTAGATTTACGACCAGCCCCGACTCGAGCGCCACCACGATTTGCACCATCTTTAGCCAAATCTTTCCCTCCTTCCGGCAGGGGTTAATACCCCGTTTGATTTCGATTTTTTGTACACGAATGCCCAGCCCCGCTCCCGCGCGCAAAATTTTTAAGGATTTAATGGCCCCCTCCGTAGTCTAATAATGATATTGACGTGGTTTTTGATGCCAGAGATCATCCATCTGCGCTGTGATACGGGAGTGACATGGCTTGCATGACGCCATTAGGTTCTTGAAGTCGTTGGTGCCACCGTGTTCGAGCGGTAAAACATGATGAACCTCGGTAGCTTGGGTATATCTGCCCTGGCTCAGACACATCTCACAGAAGGGATGGTGAAGCAGGTATCGCTTCCTGATCCTAGGCCAGCCATGATGATAACGTGGTCGGTTGCGCTTTGGTCGTTGGTATTGATTGTAGTAAGAGCTGACTTGCCTAGCGTGGATGTCACAGTAAGTGTTGTGAGTCAGTCGCGGGCAGCCGGGGTAACGGCACGGTTTCTTGGGTGAGTAAGGCATGGCACTCCTCCTTTCCACAGGCATAAGAAAAGCCAAGCAGGGTAGCCTGCCAGGCTTAAGTCTTATAAAGCAAATGCCTTGTCTTAATTTTCTACACTATCATCGTAACATGAATAAGGTTTCTATTTGTTCTCCGTTTTACCTTTTTAGTGGTGGGTGCCATAGAGGAGCAGAGTTAAGTGATCGAGGGACTTGTTCTTGCGATTGTAAGCTGTTGTCTTAGCAATGAAATATTTATCCATTATGATTGTCAATCCTTCGTTCATTGATTGGTGCGGAGCCCGGTAGCAAACGTCCAGGATAAAGCGTTCATCTTCAGACAGTTCCTGCCAGGCCGGTTCAAACCATTTGAAGTAGAGCTGGGCTTGCCGGTAGCGTTCATTCAGCTTAGCCGTCTGATTGATGCCATGAAGCAAGCGGTGCTCAGTGGGGTTATCTTTGTTGGTGCCGCCGGGAGCAAAAACGTACTGTGGTGAATTGATGCCTATCATCTGTTCCTTAGCCAGCTTCAAACCATCCTGATAAGAGTCAATGATGAACTTCATACCATCGTAGTCTTTCAAAGCTGCAACGGTAGCTCTTCGTTTATCTAGGTAATTCCACATGATACTCATGCCACAACACTTCCTCTCAAGTTAGCCCTCACCGCGTTGATCAATGCTAGCTGCGTTTTATCCTTGTGCTTCAAGGCGTCCAAAATGTTCTCATCAATTGTGTCTTTGGTGATGATGTGGTGGATCACCACGGGCTGTTGCTGACCCTGCCTCCAGAGCCGGGCATTGGTTTGCTGGTAAAGCTCCAAGCTCCAGGTTAGTCCATACCAAATTAAAGTGGCGCCACCAGCTTGAAGGTTGAGCCCGTGACCCGCAGAAGCCGGATGGATCAGTGCGAGTGGAATTCTGCCAGCGTTCCAGTCTTGAATATCTTTAGGTGTTTTAATCTCTCGAACCGTGAAACGTTGTTTAATCTGCACAAGGTCATGCTTGAACCAGTAAGCGACTAGCACGGGCTTGCCATTTGCGGCTTCGATTAGATCTTCTAAAGCATCGAGTTTGCGCTGGTGGATTTGAACAACTTGTTGCTGATCATCGTAGACACAGCCATTGGCAATGATGTTTGGATTGGGCGAAAGGCAACCATCATGCCGGGAGTCACGATTGGTGATGGGGCATTATTGGAGCGCAAGCCGTTGTTACAAAAAATGTTGCGCCGTACACGATTGTTGGAGGAAATCCGGCCAAACTAATCAGGGCAAGATTTGATGATGCAACAATTTCAGCATTAGAGGAAATTAGCTGGTGGGATTTTCCAGATGAACTGCTCGATAAAATTGTCCCTTTTCTAACGGAATTAGATTTGACCGACGCGATCACAAAATTAAAGGAAATTAAAGAGCAAATTTAATAGTTAGATCTGTTTTTGATATTATGAATTTAGTGTCTTTAGTTTTGCGTGATTATTAATTCGGAGAGGAATATGAAACTGGAAGAAGGCTTAGGAGTAAATTTTGATCGAGATTGATATCCGTTTTGGTTTTGTAAGCGATAATCAGAAAGGATATTCAAAATGAAGATTGAGAAAAACAGTGCGTTGCTAGTGATTGACATTCAACAAGAAGATTTCAACAACTTGGATAAAAATGATCCCCGTTGGACCACGATTCACAATGCCAAAAGAGTTTTAGACGTTTTTAGAGCAAAGAAACTGCCAGTAATTCAGGTGAAAGAAGTTCATCGTGCTAATATGGTTGATTTTGGACGTGAGCTTGATGGTGCTGAAGATGTACATTGTCTGGACAGCAACCCAGATACCGATTATGCTAAGCTGACCTATCCGATTGAAGGAGAATATCGCATCATTAAGAGACGTTACAGTGCTTTCTTTGCAACTGATTTAGAGCTGCTCTTAAAATGTCTTCATGTCGATACTCTTTATTTAATTGGCGGGTTAACCGGTGTATGCATTCATTACACAGCGGTGGATGCTCACCAGAATAATTACTTTGTTAAAGTTGTGACAGATGCAGTGGCTGGTTCTAGTCAAGAAGCTCATGAATATGCTTTAAAAGCGATTAAATATATGCAACGGGATGCTTTAATCACTGTAGCTGTTGAAAATGCAGATTAATATCTAAAAATACTGCCAGCATATGGTTGTCAAATATCGCATAATTGTTAGGTGTAACTCTAACAGTTATGCGGCTTTTTATTTTCTGAATGATTTGTCACTATTTAATAAACGTTTCTGTTACACTGGGTTTAACTATTAACGCTATGAAGAAAGAGGTGCCGCTATGAGAACAGTTCAGGAAGTGCTTAATGATTTTGATGAGGGCGAATTGATTGATGATTACTACGATAAACATCCAATTGATTTGATTGATTGCGATGATGACATGGATGTCGTCGAAGCCAAAAGCGCAGCTTTTTCCGTGATGAAGTATTATCTGCAGCGGCTGAAGACTTTGCCAATTAAGCAGGGCAAAGAGCAAGGCATCTTTTTTGTGCACCGTTATATTGAAGATGGCGTGGGCAGTGAAACGTCGGCGCTGGTTTATTTAAATGAACTGAAGAGCAAGGGCGAGCAAGCATTGCCATATGCCTATGATCTGATCGAACAGTCCGAAATTTTAGGTTACTGGGTAGCCGAAACCGATTTAACGCTGTACTATTTGGAAGATTTGCTCATCGATATTATGTACGAAGCCTCCGAATACGGGATTGAGCAGGAAGATTTGCAAGCTGAGAAAAATGAGTTGGTGGAGGCTTCGAAGTCGCCGCTTAATTCTGAAAAGTCGGACTGGGAAAAATTTAAGCAAGATTTTGCGGACGAAATGGGGTTTCAGCTGGACGAACAGTCAGCCGAAGAAAGCAAATTGGAACGCAGAGTTATTGAAGCGGTGAGTGCGTATAATGAATATTCCCGCAAAAAAGAGCTGCGCAAGGTGATCGACTTGCTGCAGCTGGGATGATTCAAAAGCAAAAATCCTAGTTCCTGATGTAGGTAACTAGGATTTTTTTTAATGATCAAAGTGGTAAACCAAAGCATTAATGCTATCTTGTCGGCCTTACAAAATTCGTATAATTTGCACCGTATGAGTCTCAGCATCTACTTTATAGAAAATTGTGTAATGCTTGACAGGAACGTATCTTATTCCTAAATCATGTCAAGGCTGAGTTGAGAATAGTTGGTGCTTCTGAGGCCAGAAAGTAAGGTCGTCAATCTCTTTTAAAATAGCGTCAATTGTATTTGTGGAAGCATTTTCGGCCAGTAAAATATTTCTAATATAATTATCTATTTCGTGTAAGTCTAATCTGGCATGCTTAGAATAAATTGTTTTCCAATTGCCATTCATGGTTTAGCTTTTCTTATTGAACTCATCTCGAATTTGGCTAGCGGTATAAGCTCGGCCGGCTTGAATATCTGCCAATCCTTCTGCAATCTTGCTATCAAATTGTTCTTGCGGAAGATAGCGATAATCGACAGTGGGATGATGTAGTTTGATGTCAAATGGAATGCCCTGTTGGATGACTATTTGTTCTAAAAACATGTTTAACGCCGTTGACATTGGTATTTGTAATTGATTAAGCACTGCCTCAGCCTGCTCTTTTAGTTCTGGTGAAACTCTAGTAAATACGCTAGCAGTTTTCTTTTTTTCTGTGATGGACATTTTGGTTCTCCTTCGTTTCATTAATTTTATCAGCTTCTGAAGCGCTTTGCTATCTAATTGCAATATATTATCTATTATATCGATAGCAATTTGATATAATACTTTTAACATGAGTTGATAATTTGGGAAGGATATTTAGTAGGAAAAGATCATGAATGAAAAAATCTGGCTGAAATGGCATAATTGGCAAACCATAGTTGTAGCAATTTTGCTGTTTATCAGCCTCTTAAATTTTCAGTGGCCAAAGTTTAGCGCTAGCTTAGTAATCTCGATGATGCTTGGATTGGTTATTCTCAATGGAAATAACAGTGAAAAGATCAAGCTTTTGAATCGCTATTGACGCAGCCATTCGCATTAATTCTGAGTTGGGGCACATTAACTGGCTATGTTTTAAAACTGCATGTTTTACAGCCGCTTTTATTTTGCATCTTAGCAGCCATTTTTGTTGCCAGCTTTTTCCCATTGCTGCATTTTTATGCTGGCCAAGAAACCAATAATCTTCGGCGCTTGTTGATTGTGATTTGGCTTTTTCAATGTGCTATCTTGCCGTTAAAGTTTTACAACCTGTCTTTAAACATCGCTCCAGTTGAATTGTCTTTTGTCAGAACTGGCTTGCTCGGTGCGATTGTTTACTTTTTAGCAATCATGTACTTATTGAAGCGTTGTGGTTGTGGTAATCCTTTCGCAATTGCCAGCTGGCGTGATGGATTCAATCTCTTAGTGATTGTGATTCTAGTTGTTTTAACATTCTTGCTGACCTTTAGCCGCATTGTTCCATCTGTTTGGGTGAAAACTAGCAATCTGCAAAAACTGAAATATCTCTTGTTTGCTTTAGAAGCGGGGATTGCTGAAGAAATGCTTTGCCGGGCCGCAATTCCTGCCAGCTTAGGAAATTTATTCAGTAAAAGTAAAAATTGTTTATTGTGGACAATTATCCTGAGCTCAATTTTGTTTGGTTGTTTCTACTTAACTAATTTGACAGTGCAAAGCTTAGATGTGACTATTTTTCAAGTTGTTATGGCTGCTTTTTCTGGTTTGCTGTTTATCCTGCTTTATTTATATACCGGTCAATTATGGCTTGTTATCGCGCTGCATTTTTATACTGATTTTGCTAGTTCTGTCAATGATTCTTCAGTGACCATTCAGCAAATAACGACCAATGATTGGGTGTCTATACTAATAGCTGGTGTAATTGTCAATGTTTTGCTGATTTGGCTAATGTTTGGCAAGCGCCGGCAGGTAATGGATTTACACTTAAAGCGGTTAGCAAATCTGGCTTGA